TTTTGTAGGCAAACTTTCTCTCGTTTCGCAGATACCGCTTTGCCTGATCACTCAAGGGGTCTACTGATGGGGGGCAAAATGTGGCTTCTCGCTCAATGTCGGGTCGTTTATGGGTCTTGAACTCTTTTGAAGAGAATTCGGCCAGCACCTGTTTGACGATGGACCAGCCAGCCGGTTCGATGGCGGCGATCAGCTTCAAGATCGTGCCGGTTTCACCACACTTGAAGCATGAGAATGATCCACTATTCAGGTTCACCCCCAAGTGGTTGCTCTTGTCTCCACAGAACCGACACTTAATGCCCACCCAACCTCCTGACACGTTCTTGCCCTCTAATGTGTGTGGGATGGTCTTGCTCGACAGGTAGCCAAGAATGTCGAAATTAGTCCTCATCTTTTTCTAATCACCAGTTGTTTCTTTTCAGGTTGATTGACAAGCACAAACTCCCCATTCTGTTTCATGGTGATGTACCTGTACCCGCACTGATAGCACGAAACTATTTCCATGCCCATATAGGCAGAGTATCGGTAGAGCATGAAGTGGTTCTCACCATAGGGGCACTTGATGCTCACACCCTCTATGCCGGAATGGGGGCAGTGCTTCATGCAATGTCTGATCTTTTGGATGACTACTTTCTTCAGTTCGGGGGGTAGATTTTCTAAAGATGTTCTCATACTCAGTCTTTGTCTAAAAACATTAGAGTTAGGCTGCTGGCAACCCCAGCCGCTATGCCCATGCCCCTTGTTTGTGAGAAGCTTTCAAAGGCTGTGCCCACAAGTACTCCAATAGCTGCACAAATAAGAACGATGCCCCATTTTTTCATTTCGCCTCCATTAAATCCAATGTTCATCCATGTAAAGGCAGAGTCTTTCACCAAAATGCTTTATCAACAGGCTATGACTTGGATCGAAGAAGTCTACGATGGTCACTTTGTCTTTATCTGAGGTTTTTCTCAACCCTCTGCCAATAGATTGCAACGTCACCAAGTCTGACTTGCCAAGGTGGGCCAGTACAATGACGTTCAGAGATTGTATGTTAATTCCTTCACGCCAGACCGTTGTGCAGATTGCAGCCGACAGTTTTTTCTCGATCAACTGGTTTTTGATTCTGACTCTTTCTAATCCATCGGTTGCCCCATGCACGAAGGGCACGGTGAGGCCAAACCGTTCAAGTTCGGCCTGTATTTTTCTGCCGTGTTCGATCTGGTTGACCATGACCAATGTGATTTTGTTGTGCTTGATTCCATTTCTGACAAAGTTCACGATTTTCTCGGTTCGGGCAATTGAGCCGACAATACCCTGCTTTACCACATCGTCATAGCCCCTACAATTCTGCTTGACTGAGTGATTTTCAGGTAAGCGCACCAGTCTGAGCTTTGGCTTTGCGATGATCTTCAAGGCGGCGGCTTGGTTAATGGTGAGCTTTGCCACGGTGGGGCCAATCAACCCTTCAAGAGCCATTTCAGCTTCTTTGTTGGGTGATTTTGTGGCTGTGAACGCATACCGATAGGGGGCCAGTAGGGTGTTCAGCACCTGAAAGTAGTGGCCGGTGAACGAAGAAATATGATGTCCCTCATCCACAATCACCATGTCGAAGTGGGTCATGTAGCTATCCACCGAATAGCCAGAGAAGGTCTGAATGGTGGCAACCACTATCGGCTTTGTGAATTGGGGCCGGTTGCCTTCCATCAGCATCTGGGTCTTGTTGCCATAGCCGAATTTTCTCAACTCCTCACAGGTCTGGGCCACGATGTCTTTGGTGTGAGCCAAGAGCACACAGCAGAAGTCTTTGGGCATGGCAGAGATTAAACCCAATTGTAATATCGTCTTGCCGCTGCCAGTAGGGGATTGCACCATGCCCCGTTTGGCTGCAAGGGCTTGGCTGATGAGCTTCAACTGATCTGGCCTGAAGGTGATGCCCTTCAGGGTTGGAGTTGTAAATTTCTCAACCGGCTCGTCATACATTTTTCTGATCGTCGCTGAAGGGAACTGTCTCTTCACCCTCGGTATGAACCCGGTCAGAAAGTAGCTGTGCCCATCTTTGTGCCTCTTGATGAGCGACTTTGAATATTCAAATCTCCGCATACCCCATTGGCCCTTGCGCCAGTACGAAGACTGAAACGACAGCACGGTGGATAAATGTCTCGCACCCTGATCATCGGTGCGGGACTCCAATGGGTTTGCGATTTCGATAATCATATTATGCGGCCCTTTTCCTAATCACCAGTTGTTTCTTGGGCTTTCTGATGATGAGCTTTTTCTTCACAATCTTGGGTGACAAGTCCAACAACATGACCTCGTTGCCAATCGAGCAGGGGCAAGAGCCATACTTGTCTTTTTTCTGTCGGGCCTGACACACAACCGGGCTGACCCAAGAGTTCCATCCATCACACCAGAAGAATTTGGTGGGTGAAAATTTCTCGCAGCCGTCATCATCTGCATTGACGATATTTTCTCGATGATGGCAGTAACGGTTGACCACTAGCATTTCTTTGTTCTTGGCGATCTTGGTTTTTTCTTCGACTCGTTCCGAATTGCGGTACGTGTCACACAGTTCGCAGCGCATGAGCCTACCTCACCACCTGTTTGCCCAGATGTTTCTCGGCCAACTCCCTGTTTCGGCGTTCTTTGATGAAGTGATTGACTGCCCAAGATAGGGATCGATCTCTCTTCGCAGACCATTCTTTAGCCCAGTCTCGCAGTTCGGGGTCAAGGGTGATGGCTACGATGATTTTCTTGATGTTTGACTCCTTAATCTTTCGCTTGGCCTCTTCAGTCATTTTGGCGTGTCGGCCTGTTCTTCCATTTGATCTTTCTTTTGGCATTTGGGTTCACCCCCTCTGATAATTTCTCGTGGTTGGAGTTAAAAAATTTCTCGGTTAAAATTTCTCGGTCAAGATGATAGCCACTATTAGGCTGAGAAAATGATAGTGGCTATCATCTTTTGTGTCAAGGGCAAAAGATATTATTTTTTACATACCAAGTAGGATACGTTTTATCTCTTCTAAATTGCGGCGTTGGGCTGCATCGTTGGCACCTTCCATCAGCCGGATCGACTTATTGATGAATTCAAGTGCGTCTGAGATGCGCTGGTTGGCTGTCACGGCTTGCTGATGGCGGCTGTGAGGCCGGTCAAGCGGTTCAAACCTGTGGGGGCTGTCATGGGCAGGGTCATCGTCTTTGATCTGATTGAGGGCTTCTTTAAAGGCCATAATACAAGCGATAATAGGGGCTGTGTCTGTTGAGAAGTTGTCGGTGCCGTCAAAATTAAGGTTCACATTCAGGTTGATCTGGGGTTTCATGTTGATTCTCCTTCTCTATTTGGGTGAAGTGTTCCGGGCGAACCCGCCACACTTCACACCAGAGATTATGGTCCAACTTCAACCGTTTGCCTGTGTCGATAAAGATATTAGCTTTTCTCACCTCCTCTACTAAGGCCCGACACGAGCCTTGTGAAAGTACTAAGAATTCGTCGTTACTCCAATTCACTTCATGAGGGCTGCACCGCCAATGACCGAGAGACAAAACCTCATAGCCTCGATCTTCGTTAAAGGTGGGTACCCATGTGGCTCCGACTTTCAAGGCATGAGCTACTTTTGTGTGGTAAGCCTTGACCTGTATTTTGGTGCTCATTATGTTGGATGCTATTGTGGCTACCACTACCATTGGATACCTCGATTTCTTTAAAAATCTGGCTGAAGGTAGAGTATGGGCTGGGGATTCATTTCGACCAAGCTCCGAGCTTGGTCTAGGGAGGTAGACATTTCCCGTGTGGCTAACGGCACGGGGAATCCCCAGCCCAATCGCAGACTAAAGCTTATACTACCTAATAGCTCCAGTCAAGAAGGAAATAGCTAAACCCGATTAGTCTTCTTACTCATCCCCTCAAGTTCTCGTCTTGAGGGGATTGGTAAAAAGGCTATTTACTTTTCTTGACGATCATGTAACCCCCACAATTGCAAGTGATGGCCTGATCCTTACACCACGGGCAGCGTTCCATGTCACAGCCGGGGTGATGGGGCTGGCCTTTGATTGCGTTGCAGTCGTGGCACTTCTCATCCATGTTGTGTACGATTCGCTTTGCCAGTTTCTTTCCCTTCACTTTCTTGGCGTGAGTGTACGTACAACCCTTTGCCGTTTGCATTTCCCTTTTGCAGTAGTCGCAAATTGCCATAGCTTACCTCCCTCCCATGTAGTATTTAGCGGTGAATACCAACCTCTTGATCCATTCGATTTCGTCGTTGTTCAGCAGTGCAAGCTTTTTCAAAGCCAGTTTTTCAAGCTCCGAGTCTGCTTGCAACTCTGCCCGGTCCAGAGTCAGGTGCCAGACTTGTGTTCGGTTGAGGGTGCCATAGGTTTCGTCGTAAATGACGCTCCAGGTACGGTGTAACAAGCGGGTGATGATTTTGATTTCGGTGTCGGTTAGGTCTGCCATAGTTATTTTTCCCTTCTCATGTACTTGATGCCGTGGTGTTTGGTGTTCCCCCAAATGCGGGTCGTGCCATGATCAAGATCACGAACTGTCCATTGGGGGTTGCCGTTCTTGAAGCACCATTGAAACGATTCAAACTGTTCGGGTTTCCATGTCTTCAGGGTTTCAAACGAAATAAATTCGTTCCGTTTGACATGCTCGATGCCCAAGAATTTCCATTGGCCTGAGAAGGAATACGCTGTGCCTATGTTGCACTGCTTGCAGAGGTCTCCTTTTTTGTTGACAACATACTCTTGGCCGGTCAGATACTGTCCGTAAGGGGTTACGATTTTAAACATGAGTCACCTCCTTATGCTGGTTCGATGAAGGCAAAGCTGCCCATCTGGTAGTGGAAGATACCTGCCGTTCTGACAAACTCGTACCCTACTCCATCAATCTCAATGGTGTAGCCAGCATGGTGCTCGTTCCTATGCCATTCTTCAACTTTATCCCCATCTACCTCTCTTAGAAGGACTGCCCTGCCTTTTTTCTCAATCAGAACATAGCCGGATTCTGCCAAAAGTTCTCGCTTCTGACTTCCAATAGTCTTCATAGCCTTTACCTCCCTTGTTATGGTTTACTGCATTTAGGGGCTTTATATCGTGCCCTTTATCGTGGGCATGGTTTGACATGCCCACTGTAAAAAACACGCTATAAACGGGCTTAGATTTTGTTTAAAGTTCTCTTGAAGTGAAACCATTCGGGCAAATACCCACGTTCACACTCACAAAGCTCCGAAGCAAATCTTGGGTTCATCTGACTACCTCGATTGAAGTCCTGCCAATTGCCATCTGTTCTGGTAATCATTCGGCCCAAAGCGTAGACTTTGGCTTCCGGGGCAATCTTGAACAGACAATCGAAGAAGTCTCCATGCACATGCCAACAAGCCGACGAGAGTTGACGACCAGTCCAGCTAATGCCATGGCCGTAGGATGTGTTGCTTTTTGTTTTCAAGGTGAATTTGATTTTGTTTCGGTAGTGGGTAGGTTCTTGGTTCCAGATTACTTGATTGTCGTACATTTTGTTGACGAGTTCCAAAGCATCTTGAAGTTGCCCAATTGTACAGTTGCTTGCGTACATAGCTCTTACCCTCCTATGGGTATCTCCATTACCAGTTAGTGATCGTTTTGCTGGTTGCTGTAAATCTCATGGGTGTCCCCTTTACTTGACAAATATTATCCAGATTGCAGATCATTTCATCAAATGCTTTCAAATACGATTTATCCAAAATTGCAATCACTTTATCCTGCCTGTCTGTAAAAAAGGCAGTGCCCATCGCCATGATGAACTCCTTGAGATTGGGGTGGTCCAGTAAAATTTTTCGGGCTTCTGATTCCACCAACTTAGCCGAAATAATGTTGATTTGTTGGCAATGAAAGTCGATGATTTCCATGGTCTTTCTTTTGTTCTGAATGTCGGGTTCAAAAATGGAGTTGATGAGTTCTCGGTTGTTTTCAAAGAACTCCCGATCACTTTCGAGATACCCAGAAAAGTCAGGTCTTCTCTTTTTGATTCTCATAGCCTTTACCTCCCTTGTTTAAGTGTTATTAGCCAATCAAGAGCCAGTTTAGCCCTTGTGTTCTCCCCCGAATTTCTCAACTCAGGGGAGAGGCAAAGGTTAAACCCATGCTGGAGTCGTGTCAGCCGGTGGCAATGCCTGCAAAAATTCGATAACTTGGGCAGGCACTTCTTCCTTCAGCCATGAAGTTCCGTACTTGTACCCACACACAGGGCAGGGCTTGCTGAGTTCTCCTTCTGGGTGTTCGGTTTCATTGACCCATCCAGAAGTTTTTGTTTCTCTTTTGTCTTCTTCGATCCACCCTTCTGAAAGCAACTTTTCAATCAGTGGGCTTTTCCATTTCGGTCGGGCGATAGCAGTTGTTGCTATCATTGCGTCTGCTGCTACTTCCTTAAACTTTTCGTACTGGTCAGATTCTAATGTTCCACTTGCGGCTGATTCACGCATTTTGTAAAAACTTGTGGTCCATTTAAATGTGATCAGTTCAAGTTTTTTCTTGCCCCAGCCCCTTTGATGTTCGCAGCCGGATCGCATGTCGTTCAGGTGCCAGTGCTTCCACACTTCAAGAAAGTAGAACCATTTCTCGGCATCCCAACCGGGGGCAAACATGAACTCGGTTGGCTTAATCCTTTGTTGATACCGATCATCGTTGTCTGCGGGGTTGCGGTGTTCAAACTCCATACAAATCTGGCCACAGCCACCACGACAATCTCCATTCTTCAGCGGCCCTATGACACCGGAAATTGACAGCTTGCCTTCAACGAATTTGATTTCACAGAATACATCTCCATAGCCTTTGAGACTGCCGATTCTAACTACTTTTTTCATAGCTTACCTCCCTTGGTTTAGTGTTGTCAGCCTATTCGGGTCAAAGCCCGTTTCCATGCAAGAATTTCTCGATGATAATTTCTCGATCCACTCTTGCATGGTAGCTGGCTTTAATCCACTTCAGCTTCGGCTTCCTGCTTTTTGATGAACATGGCCCAGTGAATATCGAACTGGCCAACTCCGGTGATCACAAACAGATGATCGAATTTGTACGGCAGAATCTCCTTCGCCAATTTGATGCACTTCTGCGGGGTGTCGTTCTGTCCGGGGTAGAAGCCTGACTCAAAGCGGGTGCAGTAGGCATCCTCACTTTCAAGGCAGTTGAACCCGGCCTCCTCAACATAAGGCTGCATCCAGTAGGGCAGGGCACGATCCTTGGTGTTGAGATAGTAGGTAATGACATCATCCACAGACTTTGCAGCACATTCACAACAGAGAATTTCGCATTCCGATACCCAGACGTAAGAGGCTTGCCAACCGTGGCTGTCCGCTGAAGTGCGGACTGCCTTGCTACAATCGGTACAGGCTGTCCATTCATCAGACCAGTACACTTCGATGTTGCCATGGTAGAACTTCTCGATCCAATCACCAAGGCGTTTCATCTTGGGTGGGTTCCAATTGGCACAGATCATGGGCTTGTCATCGTATCCATGTTCGGCACACCCATTGTACCAGTCGGCGTACTCTCCAATGCGGTCGATGTACGCAAACACTTTGTCGATTGAGGCACGATCCCACAGCTTTCTGATTCGTTCCTCATATCGGTGGTAGACTTCGGCAACTTCCGTCTGGTAGATGGCCATGTGGTACGGGTTGAGTTCCCCAGGCTCTATACGCTCAAACACACCGTGGATGCTGTGCTCTACTGAAGCGAATAGGGCCGTGGCTGCTTCCTTGGTCAGGGCCGTGCCGGTGGTGGTGAGGGCTTCCGGGTCATCGCATACGATCATCTGCTCTCCATCGTAGGAAATGAATACCACTTTGTTCGGCATCATCGCATACCGGACTACCCGCAGATAGTCGCCTTCCTTAGCCTTCACTGTGAAGTCGTTCATAGCATGTACCTCCCTTGTGTTGGTGTTATCCCCCTCTTATGAAGGGGTAAAAGTTTCAAGTCTGTCCACGACATGAAAATTTCTCGTGGACAGGTTCAAACCTTTACTCTTCCTTGGGCAGTACAATTTCGCCGGTTTCCACACTGAAGACCGGGTAAGGGGCTTTACCTTCCTCAAACCAGTCGTGCCCAAAGCAATACACTTTGGGGAAGCCCGCATTCTCTGCTTTCGTTTTGTAATCTTCCGGGTACTCTTCAGGCTTCATGATGCCAGACTGCCCGGTGCCACTATTTTCCCATTTGTTGACAAAAGGGCTCATGAGATAACCGGCTCCCGGTGCACAGGGGCTGCAAAATTGGGCATACGTGAAGTAGGGGGACTTGGTGATGAAGATGTCTACTTCGTCGTTTCCACACTGGGCAGTGTATTCCTCATCGTCAATGTAGAACGATATGGGGTCCAGCATGTCGAAGTCACTGCCCTCAAATTCGTGGTCGCATGAGCATTTCTCCGGGCATTCGTTGTTGAACTCGGCACCGCAGTCCGGGCACGAGTAGACGTACCATGGTTCCGAGTCTTCATACCACGCACTCCCAACCTTGTGATGAGCAATTACTCCATAGCGAATGCCGGTTTCCGACACGTTGGAAATACCCCTGCCATAATCAATGCCTGCATAGTCAGTTCCCATAGCTTGTTACCTCCCTTGTTGTGGTGTGTGTTAGCCGACTAAGAGCAAAGTCCAAGCTCTTAATGTTGGGCATGAATTTCTCTCTCTATACATGCCCAATCTTAAAAACTTGGCTATGACCGTGCTTTTATCCATGAGTCGAGAACTTGTTCTACTGTGCTCCCTGTCTTCTTGGTGCCGGGGTTGTCTTCCATGTATCGGGCGATGTTCTTGAGCAGTCCATGGTGAAGACAGCCTTGAGGGGTGGCATAGTCGATGTTGAATCCCGATATGTCGGTCAAGAAGTCCAAGTAGTCGAATACGGCCTCCAGGCCCATGGGGCTTATGAAAAAGCACTTCCTCATAGTGGTGAGCATAGCATTTACCTCCCTTGTTTTGTGGGTTAGCCCAAGTCCTAATGACTTGTGTTTGCAGTCAAAGTTTCCCTTGACTGCAAAGGCCAGTCATTCGGCAATATAATGATACAGGTCCCAATGTGCTTTTCTGTATTGAACTACTTTGAAGTCAGTCCAACATGAATAAATTCCGGCGACTATAAATAGAGAAAATAATAACGTCCAGAACACGACTATTTTTTTCATGTGGCACCTAATAGTAGAATCCAGATATGATGATAAACCAAATAATAAACAACAGCAGACAGACGCCTCCAATAATTTCTTTTATCTCGTCTTTTTCCATGGCTATACAGTCCTCGTGACGGTTTTCATGTACTGCATGTCCTCTTTTACCCAATGAATTTCGACCGACATCCCAACCTCAAGCATATCAAAAACCGGGTCGAAAAAGAGGGCGTCCACATGCTTTGCGGTCTTTCTGATCCATTTGTAAATCTGGCTCAGAGAAACCTCTCCATCTGTTGGGGTATAGTACCGTCGTTTGTCTTCCATAGCTTGTACCTCCCTTGTTGTGGTGTGAAGTCATTATTGACTCCATTCTGCCCATGAATTTCTCCATGGGCAGTAGCAATCAATAATTTCTCGGTCCTAATTCTTTTTCAGGTGATCGAAGTTCCGAGCCAGAACGAATGCGAACTCTTCCTCACGCTCACGGCGACCGGCTGATTCCTTGACTTCATGGGTCAACCATTGCGTGAGAATTGAGTTCATCTTCCATGCCGTGACTGGCTTGCCAGAGGTGAAGATGCTTTCCAGCGTAAGGCCGGTTCCGGTTTCGGGCAGCGCAAGAATCTTTTCGGTCTGCTTTTCCGAAATCGGCAGGGCTTGCAGAATCTCCTCGGCTTGCGCCTTTTCAATCTGCAATTTCGCCCACATCTTCCACATCTCGTGCTCTTGCTCCATGGTCTGCATGGCAGCGGCTAGTCTCTGAACCATTACATCCATGGTCAGGTCTTGGCGGTGCTTCTTCCGAAACATCATGAGGGTTTTGGTTCCCATCATGCCGTTTGAACACCGAAGCACCTTGCCTCCACCAGTCCCTGTGAGTTGAATTTGTGAGTCATACGAATTCTTGAATCCAACCCACGGCTCGATGATGTCCTTACCGACGCGAAGGGCTTTCTTGTCCATGGTCATTTCGGGGAATGAGGCTTGCATGTATGCCTTGGTTCCGTTGTCATACAGTGCGGCCTTGAACACGGGCGTACCCCACTTCCCTGCCCAATTCGTGTTCACCTCATCCATAAGATAGTGCATGATGACTTCATGGGGAACGATCTTGTATTGCTCCGTGACGAAGTTCGCACAGAACGGTGGCTCGTCTCCATACTGCACGATCACGCCATTGTGGTGCTGGATGAGATTCTCTGCTCCGTTGCCGAACCAGAGGGCTTCGGAGTAGACGTTGGGCCATGCGACTTCAGGCATGGTCTCCCTGACTCGGTTGACAATGGACTCAACCCGGCTCGCGTCTTCCAACAGTCTGGTGATCTCTTCCTGTGTCATAGCTTGTACCTCCCTTGTTTTGGTGTTTTGAGGGGTGAATCCCCCTCTTAGGTTCCACGAAAAAAATTTCTCGAAAATTTCTCGATAAAAATTTCTCGTGAATCCTAAGAGAGGGGCATGGCAAACCATGCCCTTCCCAATTTCTTACCCATGAAGTCTTGAGCGATTGCTTTCCAGATTCAGTGAATTGCCATCGCTGAATCCACGAGCATACGCATCATTCCTGACGGCACGACTCTTCATCTTTCCAAGAGTCGGGTAAAGCTCTTTAATCCGTTGACTGACCAATGCCTTGTCAACCAGAATCAAATCCTTGCAATCGTTGGGCATCATCTTCTCCACAACTTTGTAAAGCTCATCCATGCGCTGATTGACCCGGCAGACCATTCCATAGGCATAGCTGCGGCGATCACGAATCCCACGGGGGTATGCGTCCTCTGCCCATGAGTCGATTTCCATGCGAAGCTTGCTGAAGAAATAGTCGATGATCTCCAGGTCGTTGGCCGATCCAAAGAAACGCATGTCGGTGCGGTCGTGGGAAACTATCACCTTGCTGTTGAATGTCTTTGAAACACCCATAGCCAGATGAAACTCCCAATCAGCGGCAGGGTCGAATGCTTGCTCGGTTCGATCCTTGACATTGGCAGTGGTCCTTGGCTTGCCTTGCTCAGACTTGACGCGCATTTCCATGGTGCTAATTTGCCACCGGGCCATAATCTGCTCGGCTTTCCTTGCAGCTACATTCCGTTCATCTTCAGTGGCTCCAGGGTCAGCGGCCAGAGTCAGGCACTTCATGATGGTTTCCATGGCCTTGTCTCTGTCAAGTCCATTACCATTGCCGTTTTCTCCATACGTGGTGCTCTCCATGGTGGATACCTCCCTTGTGGTTTACCCGGCTTGGACTGAATGGTCTTCAGGTTCTGAACCGGGTTCAGTGAGTGTTAGCCTATTCAGTGACTGAACCTCATTTAGTGACTGAGGCTCATTCAATGACTGAATGATATTCACTGATTAGAACCTCATTCAGTAAATGAATCTCATTTAGTGACTGAATGATATTCAGTGAATAGCCAAGTAGGAAATGAATCTCATTCAGTGAATGAATGCTATTCATTTTTGCCTTGAATGGTGGTTTGAAAAACTATTTACGGTAGGGCACCTAAAAAGCATTCTAGGCCGTATTAGATGCCCTACAATCAACAGTTTTTAGTTGGCTTTGGCTTTGGCTTTGGTTTCAATCTCGCGAATCATCTTAGCGGCTGGGGTAAGTTTGCCTGCTTCTGGGTGCCCTTTGGGGTACACTCTCATGTAAATTTTATGATCAAATTCGGCTGCCAAGTTTTCGGTGATTAAGCGCTTTTTGCATTTCGGGTGCGGCCCAATAGGCAATTTTGTTTTCGGGTCGATGATAGCGGCCGCCTGATTCATAGTCATAGGGTTCTCACAGATTGAATTGCAAAAAATATCGGTGAAACTGCCTACTGCATAGTCCCAATACCCTTTGGTTCGTTTTGACTCGTTTTCGGTTTTCGGTTTCGGTTTGGCAATTGCGGCAATTGCGGCAATGCAAGCTTTGTTTTGATTGGCATACTTTGATGCACAAGTTTTGCAACGGGGGTTTTTTGAATCATGCTTTTTGCCAAACAGTTTACAAGCAAAATCTAAACCTTTGCCGTCATTTTTGTTTTCAATGTTAGCCATTTTAATCACCTGTTTTTCATTTTAATAGTTTAATGCAATTGCCAAAAATAATAAACAGAAAATCAAGCTTTGCATATCTGTTTTTATTTTTGGCACCCTTGCCGATTTTGTTTTTTTGCGTTTGCGTTTACGCAATAAATCACCTCACTAGTTTGGGGTTTTTGGTTTAGTGCTCTTTTATTCACATATAAAAACCCTATGCAAATAACAGAGCACTAAACAAAATGCGTTTAGTGCTCTTGGCTAACACCATCAAGGGGGGGTTTAGCTATTTGCTGCCGAAAATTCATTCAAGCTTTTAATCGGGTTTTTGATTCATGCCTTATGCTTTTTTTGACAGTAGATGAGATGTTAGCAGTGCATGAAAACCGATAGCCCGAACCGCAGCGATTAAACAGAAAAAAATATCAAGGCATTAAAAAGCTTCTGGCTAGTGTCACAATTTGCAAGCAAAGAGAAACAAGCTTAAAAGCTTTTTGTTGCTTTGCTGTTTTTTTGCTTTTTTATCTCTTCACATTATACCCTAGGTTTCGCCTGTGACCGAAATTTTGCTTTTTTAGGTCTGCTTTTTGCGGTTTCAAATTTCAACGGGTGCATACCATTTACTTTTTGGCCAGATCAAAAAGCTTTGCAGTAGTCAGCTTATACTTGGCATTCGGTCTGTGCTATCGGTTCGCCCCTTGCCGGGTGAAGCATAGCCACCGTATAGCTACTCTTAGAACTACGGTGCAAGCTTGACCATTTATCACTCTACTTTAAACAATGAAACGGCGAAAAAATCGCCTGAAGTGATAAAAAAGCTGTTTTCAAAGATCAGGGGTTTCAAGGGTTTCAAACCTTGGTGCCGGGGATCGGCCTTTCGCCCTAAACAAAAACCATAAATATTATATGCTAATATCATGCCATAAAATAATATCAGATAATATTTTTATCTTATGTAATTTCACATGGTTACAGACGGCAATTATTTGAATATTATAAAATATCAGTTTTTTGGTTCATGATTTTGAACTATTTACAACCTATTGAAATGACTATATAATTTGTTCAAAATTTTGAATTTTGGGGTTCAAAATTTTGAACCTTGGCAATTTTTTTTATCACTTAGGTCATACTCAAAAATTTGAGTAGACGCATTCAGTCAAAAAACGTGCCAGTAATAAATGAATGGGGTTCAGTAAGATGGACCTGTGGGATCATGGTTTTTTATGCAAACGTGATGCCATAAAACTAATATTTATTTAATGAATGAAATTTATTTATTAGAGAATGTAAACCATTGAAATTGTTAGAAATTATTGGAGCTATTAGATGCTCATAGTAAAGAGATCACAACCAGCCGAATGCAATGATATGCGTCTTTTTAAAATGCCCGTTTGACTGCATTAGAAGCTCAAGGCAAAGAGATTTTTCTGGCATAATATTTGCTATTAGCCGAATGAACCACATTCAATAACTATTATTTATTTGCTGAATCCTACTCAATCAAAAAACGTGCCAGCAAAAAATATTAGTTCTTCATTTTATGAATTCTCTTCAGAAAATAATAGCAATTCATTTTCTAAACCACATTCATAAACTGATTCTACTTCATAATCTGAAGCTCATTTATTAATTAAAGTCCTATCAAATAAATAACCAGCATTCAGTGATTAGAATCACATTCAATAACTATTATCTATTTATATCATAAACCAGACTCATTCTTTGAATCCCCAAACAATAAATGAATCAAACCTAATAGCTGAATCATATTCATTCACTGTATAAACCAACATTAAATGACCAGCATTCAATCTTTGCATACCCAACCACTACCTGAACCACATTCAGTGACTGAATCGAATATACCTATTCTAAGGGCCTTTAATCAATGAATCAGGTTTATTGAATGAATAAGGGCATAGTATATGAATCACATTCAGTCATTGCATTTCTATTCAGTGAATGTGTTCTCGATCAGTGAATGGGTATGGGTACAGTGAATGAATGATATTAGTTCACTTATGGATGCCTAACTTATTTAATGAGGACACAATGACTGAACCACATTCAGTGACTGTGCCTAAACCCACTATCTGAATCACATTCAATGATTGTTTACATAATAAGTATTATCAGGCGCAATCAATGAATGAGGCCCAGTCACCACCTATAATTTTATTCAATGATTATCATTCATTAACTATCTGAATCACATTCATTGAATGAACCCGCCTCATTTTATCTTGCAGGGACCGGTCTCTGCCTCTGCCACAGGGCCTTAACCATAATTTTTTTATGATTCTGAAGTTCACTCAGAACACATCAGTCTTGGCCTACCTTATTATATGTGCCAGAACGATCTATGGCCTATTGCTGGTATGAACGAAAAAACTAATATCTTTTGGAGTGTAAATATACGGAGGTGAATTGGTTGGTGAAAGCTAATATCTTTTTTATTTTGGATACCCCCTTGGCTTTATTTAAGTAGTGGCCCCCCTTCGGACTTTGCTTAGGGTTCTGATTGGTAAAAATAATAGCATTGACAGGTGATCTGGTTGTGCATAAAATGAAGGTGAATGGGCTTCTCAATCTACCTTAATGGTGAAGGAGGGTTTGTGTCATGAAAAAGCTGATAGTTTTATTGATTTTGTTGGTGTGGGTGCCGGTCTACGGTCTGACGATTAATCTGGAGTGGCTCGGTGGAGTTGAAACACCTTCGTCAGCCGTGGTCGGTGACGGCAACATTCATTCTATTATGATTGCGGCAGCATCGGCATGGATGAGTGCTGCACCGCAATCGGCATCGGAGTTGACCCTGCGGTACGGTTACAGTTCTTCGATTCAGGCTCTGGGCATTCATCAGACGTTGGCGACTGTGGATGGTATTGAGACAGTTGGGCAGATTCTGTTTCAGACCAGCTACCCCAATCTGTTGTTTTTAGATGGCACCCCCCATGAGGCTTCAGAGTACACCGAGTACCATGAAGCCTTTGAGGGGGAGTTAAATGTCGGTCGGTGGTGGGAGATTAATGATTACACGCTGGCCGGTGGTATGCCCTACGAGTTGATGACGCTTGATTTGTACACCATTGCCTTGCATGAGATCGGTCATGCGTTTGGCATTGCCCATCTGGTCGATTACAACTGGGCCGTCATGCAGGGGGTGCGGCTGAACGAGCGCCGAATGCTGTCAGACTTGGATATCGGCTCTATGTGGGCAGGGGTGTCACCCAGAAGCATAGGTATGTTTGGCGACACCACGGCGACCCCGGTGCCTGAACCCGCCACATGGCTCATGATGATGATCGGCATGGTCGGGCTGGGTATGTACAGACTGCAAACGAACAATAGGAGGGCGTGATGGTAGACTACGCAAGAGAGGAAATTTTGACATTAAGGCAGCGCGTCAAGGAGCTGGAGGCCGAGCTTGACCGGATCAAAAAACTATATGACGAATGGGGCTTCTCTGATTCACCATGCCCAAAACATTCAAAGCCCGCGATACTCGCTCAAAATAATTGCGCATCATGCCGTGCCGTAAAAGCCGAGGCCGAGTTATCCACCCTCCGCGCCGAGCGGGATGCCCTTGAAGAGCGTGTAAACTGGTTTGAGTCGTCCGGTGGAATAGCGGCTCATGTGAAAGTGTTTGAACTCCGCGCCGATAACCAGCGGCTAAAGGATGCGCTAAGGCTCGCGGAACCCAACATAGACCGTGCGCGTGAGATTGCAGACAAGGTGCTGGGAGGTGGGGCATGAATCATGATCATAGATGCTGGTGTGGCACGGAAGAAAAAACACCCCATGAAATAGGAGATGGAACCTGTTGCCGCTTCATGGTTGAACCTCCTACGTTCGACAATGGAGAAACGTTATTCACCTGGACTCAGCAGCGCGGATACTATCAGCATCCATGTGGTTGCTGGTCAACTCGTCCCGGCGGCAGCGAGAACTCTTTAGACGCTTAAATTAAGGGGAGGTGGGGCATGATCGTAAACTACGAGTGTGGGTGTTGTGGTAGCGGAGATAATGTGACTCTTAATTGTCCAGTACACGGAAAGAAAATTAAATACGAAAAGACCTACCCCGCCGCAGACGTTGAGCGGCTGGTGGAGGCGGCTGGAATGGTGTGTAAGCAAAGTTTTGACGTAGATCGACTATACACGGATGAGTGCGATGCGTTAGACGCACTCAAGGCCGCTCTCGCGGCGCTGAAGGTGGAGTGATGATTAAATGTATCAGTACATGGCTGCTTCTCACCAGCCTTGGTGTTTTTATGGGGTACCTGTTCATCTTGGGGTGGGACATGCAACACACCCTGAAAGAGAAGCCCCCTTGGTCTAAGCCAAGCAGTTTAGACCAAGTTGCTCCATACTCGATGCCTGAACGAAGTGACCAAAAATAATTGAAAAAAATGTGTTGACAAATAAACTATTAGCTCTTATTAAATAATCATCACTGGCAATAACCTCTAACCGATAGGGGGCAGCATGGCCCAGTATCGCAGCAGTAGCCGAGTACCTTGGCTGCTTTTATTGTTTGTTCTCGCCTTTCTTGTGTACCAGTTGCGTGACACAAAACTACGAATCGAAACCCCCCCAGACCCCCAAGTTCAGCTATCCCAAACCTCTCAAGACCCCTGCAAAGACCTTCGTGCTTCGGAATCAGCCTATCGAAAGAAGATGATCGAAATGCGAATCAAGCAGGAGCTTCTCTTGGCCGATCTTGCTATAGAAGTTGAGCTTTTTGCTTTGAGGGGCAAGGGCACCATACCAGCCTACCAAGTAATCGAAATTGTCAAGAAACACGACCTGACCGAATCTAAAACTCTCACTGGGATATACAAGGAGAAAATTGATGCCAGAGCGACGATCTTGCCTTGACCGAAGAAAGGGATGGACAGTACCTGAAGAGAATGACCCATCAGGGGCTTGTGCTGGGTTTATGGTTGTTGGGTTTTTGTCTTTCTGTACAGGTGTGATTGTTGGCTATCTTGTGCGTATGTGGGATTGTTTAAACCCTTTACTCTAACAACCGAAAGGAGGCCCTGAGTGAAGCTAAAACTCACGGTGCAGTTCAAGAACGGCAGCAAGGTCAAGATGATCAAGCGGCTGAGTGACCCGCCCAAGGGCACCGACACCGAGACTCATTACATGTTGGAGTCGTGTCAGATTGCAGAGAGCATTCAGCAAAATGGTTTGTGTCTTTCTATCTCTCCGGCACAGATCGAGAACATCTTCATCCAACCCCGCAAAGAGGGCAAAGATGGACCTTCACGAATTGCTTATGCGAGTGGGCCGAATATGTAGGTGCCCCGGCTGTAATCAACATCGTAAGGCCGAACCTTGTACTTCTTATGGTACGTGCCGCTTGCCGGTCTGGTCTGAAGATGGGGAAGATTGTTTTTATTGTGGTTCGCCTGTAATCAAACTTGCTGACTTTTGTTATTACCATGAAAAGTTTGGTAACAACGGCAACGGTGGTGGCAGTCTGGAGAAATGAGCATGTATACCAAAAAGCACAGGCGAAACGAATTTGTTCCACTCATGGTGGAACTGGTCAGGTTGTATCACCCAAAAACGTATGTTGAAGTTGGGGTGGCCGAGGGCTACACGTTTAACCAAATGGTGCAAATGCCCCAAATAGACAGGCTCGTAGCAGTAGATGTGCGACCAGTAAGAGTCACCCCCGGTGGGCGCGTTGAAATCTGGCAGATGAGCAGCCAAGAGTTTGCCAAGAAGTGGAAAGACCCGATTGACATGCTCTTCATTGATGGTGATCACAACAAAGAAACAGTGGAGCATGACTTTTTTGAGATCGGCAAGTTTGTTCGCACCGGCACGGGGCTGATTTTGTTGCACGACACTCACCCCATGACCGAAGAGTTGTTGTCGCCAAGGCGTTGCAACAATGCTTGGGAGTTTGCCAATGAATTGTTTGGGGGCATTTCAAATCAGTATGAAATGGGGGGTCTTTATATAGATGATGCTACTGAATATATGGAAATTCTAACTCTGCCGGGGCCATGGGCCGGTATGACCATGGTGAAAAAGAGAGGCCGACACCACTTGTGTTGGAAAAACAAAGATGGATAGACGATTTTGTGTCGTTTGTGGGTCAGAATGTCAGATTTTGCTCGTAGACATGCCTAAAACGTGTCCATACGCTTGTCTTGGAGACGTTATTTGTTTAGAATGCTGCCGAGAATGTGATTATTACGATGGTTGTTCTGAAATTCGGTCCAGATTAGATGCGGTTTTAAGCAAAAAAACAAAGAAAATTTGGTCGTTTGCCAGCAAATTTTGGTCTTTTTTGTTGGTTTTGCCTTCTGTTGAGGGCTTGCTTCACACACTAACTTTTACCAAAAAGGTAGTCTGAGCCGTAAATCAGACGAAGCTCTGTGCAGAACACAGGGACACAACTTGGCGAATGCGGTGTGTACCAAAGAGGGGGGCAAGCCCTCAACAGAGGACAAAAACCATGTCACATTGTATCGTTTGTAAAAAAGACACAGAGCCGTTGATACCAATAAACGTCAGAAAAGATGGTCAGATCATACTTCGGCGGCATGTTCACGCTGAATGTTATTCAAACAATGAAGAGTGGGTAAAGAAACAGGTTCACGGCAAGAACCCCAAATACTTCGTGGGGGGCTTCAAATCATGATCACTCTGACAGAGAAAGCCAAGAGGCTTATCTTGTCGTTTGAGGGTCTTGACCAGCCTTTTAGGTGGCCTAGAGGGGGTTCTGGCATATCGATTGGCCACGGGTATGATCTTGGGTACACCACAGTAGCTGAGTTTGAGAAAGATTGGGGGGGCTATTTACCCCCCGGCGAACTGCTCAGGCTAAAAGCAGTGGTGGGCTTGAAAGGGGAGTCAGCCAGAAGTCATGCCTACAAATTCGTTGATATTTGGATAGATAAGTTTGCGGCTGATGAGGTTTTTGTGAACAGCAGTATGCCGAAGTACATAAAAATGACCGAAGGGGCCTTCCCTTCGGTAGATAGTTTGCTCCCCGATGCTCAAGGGGCGCTGGTTTCTTTGGTTTACAATCGTGGCGATTCTATGGAAGGTGACAGACGGCGAGAAATGCGTAATATTAGAGAAGCCGTAAAGGTGGGGGACTTACAAACCATTGCAGATCAGATTCGCAGCATGAAGCGGCTTTGGGTAGGCAAGGGTTTGGATGGTTTGTTGCGGCGAAGAGATGCAGAGGCAGATTTGGTTGAATCTTGCATTACATGAGGTGTCATGATGTCTGATGAGCACGAAGAAGAGGAAGATGTTTTTTCTGGCAAAATACAAGTACCCGCTGTGTTCAAAAGCACAGACCGGCTTGGCATAAAGCAGGGCAGTCAAGAGCTTGTTCGTTTTTCTGTTTGGAATGTCATCACCCCCTGCCGACAAGAAGAGTGCCCCATTTTTGAGGACTGCCCTCACGAAGAAAAAAAGCTAAAGGGGGGCAAGTGCAAAGTGGAGCAAGGCTACATCAACACGGTTTCGGCCATGGTGTATCGCAATTTCAGAGACAAGTTTTCTGAAGATCAGTTCTTCATTGTCGGTATGCACATTTTGCCCATGTATCGGCACCTGTGTCGGCTGAAGGTTTGGGAATGGTCTGTTCGTGAAGTCATGTATGAGGACGACAAAGGCAAGCGTCATCTCAACCCCATCTACCGAGAAATCAGAGAGCAGATCAAGGCCATTTCAGCACAGTGGCGCATGTTGGGTGTCGGTCAGTTTGCCGTGGTCGAGCCAAAGAACCCTTGGGGGTCTTCTGGCAAGCCTGAAGTGATGCCTGACAACCGCAGCTACTATGACCGCTTGGGTGAGATCGAGCCTGAACAGGGTGAGCCGTTTGACCGAAACAAAAAGATACTGGCCTTGAGGGGCAAGCTGAGATGAAGAAAAGATTGATCATCAGAAAGGCCCACTTGAAAGTTGTGCCTTTTTGTGGGAAGTTTAAAGGCAAGCTGGTAAGTCTTTTGAAAAGGGGGTTTTCAGGCTGGCATGGAAAACTTGACTCAGGTGAAATCGTCTACGTCTTCAGCGACGAGATTAGGGAAGAAGCAACTGGTCGTTAGAAAGCCCAAAGCCCCCACCCCAGTAAAGCCCAAGGTGAGAAGTTACAGAGATGGAGCCGAGGGCTTTATTCTTTGGTGTGAGCACAAAGTCTGCATACCTGTTTACCCCCCTGATTCAGACATGGCAGTTTATTTGCCCATAGGCGAACTGCCTGACATCAAGCACGAAGAAACGGGCCGAAGCCCCAAAGATTTTTGGGAAGCGCAAAAAGAAGTCGTGCGTGAATGTCTGAAGATGGAAAATGGCAGGTTTCTGTACAACGTCATCGTCTTGTGTTGGATGCGAGGTGAGTCTAAGTCTCTTCTGGTGTGCCTGATTCAGTTGTGGAAGTTTTTTAACTTCCCCCGGCAAACAATTGTCTTGGGTGCCAACAGTAAAGATCAGGTCAAGTTCGTTCACTTTGACATCATCACCGACATTGTTCTGAATAGCCCGAAGCTTCTGGTTGACTTGGGGGGCAAGAGCAATATCAAGGAAAAAGAAATTCGTCTTCGTGACAGCAAAGGCGATGTCAGGTCGATCATAAAGCCCATTTCATCGTTCACAGGTATCGTGTCTAACATCACTGGCTACACGTTTTCAGAAATCTTTGCGATGAAGAACCCCCGATTTTTCACACAGCTTGACGGTTCGATTCGTAACATACCAAACGCACTGGGCTGTATTGATTCCACTGTTTCTGACAAGAGCCATGTTCTTTACAAGCTCTATGTGAATGCTCTGGTCGAGCGCAAGACCAAGAAAGTGTTCTTCAGCTACCGATGCTCACGAATGCCAGATGGGGATGTCAATGACTTTTGGCACCCCTATATGACCCGTGACCAGTTGGATGATTACAAGGCCAAGTTCCCCTTTGGTGAGTTTGAACGGTACTTCTTGAATTTGTGGGAGGCCGGTCAAGTCCGCGTATTCAAAGACCCCCACATTGAAGAGATATACGCCTTTGGCTGTGACGGCAAGATGTTGAACCACCCAGAGATCAGAGCCTTGTTGGTAAAAAAGGCCGAGATTATGGAAGCTCTAACCACCTACACCTCAAAAGGCAACAAGACCCCCATTGTGATCGAGCTTAACCAGAAGATTGACGAACTGATTGCCCGAATCACCCCTATGGAAGATGCCTATCGTCTGTTTGATCACGCCGACAACATGAGTATGATGCTGTCGTTGCAAAGCCTGAATGAATTGGGAGACAAGCTCGATACCGATTGGGCAATCATGGCTGGGTCTGATTTTGGCGATCCATACGCTCAAGACGGCAGGGCTAGAACCATTCTGACCCTTGTGGCAAAGGGTCTGCCCGGTAGTCGCAGTAACCCGAATGTGTGGCTGCAAGACATAGCCTCCCCCCCCTATATGTATTTCATTATCGGGTTCTTTCTGATCAAAGATCACTCTTTGGGCAAGGTGAAGGAGCTTCTCGATGCCGCCCACAACGAGTACGAGGGGCTTGACAGTTACTGCTCTGAGCGTTTCGGCAACTGGGATGTTCAAGCTTGGTGTGAAGAGAGAAACATACAGTTTGAGCCTGTCTTTGCCAGCTATGACCGGCAGAAAGAGTGCTTCAAGGGGTTCTACGAAATTGTGGATGAGGGTCGGCTTAAATCCCCTACCATTCGTGTGCCGGGGTCAACCGGCAATAACATTCTGAGCGAAGAGCTTTCGGTTTTTATGCACGACCCCCAAAAGCGGTGGTTTGGCAGCCCCCGAAAGATGGAAAAATACGGTGAACAAGATGATGCCATGTTTGCCTTGGGGTGGTGCTTGTACGGTGGGCGCAACTTGACTTCTGACCACTTTAGGATACGCCGAAGCTATCAAAACTTTGGTTGGTTTATGTCAAACAAAGCTGTTTTAGGAGATTACGCCGCCCGGTAGCCCCTAACCGCTTGACATTGTTTTTTAGTTCGTGCTATGGATAGTCAATACGACTATCCATTTCTTTTTTAAGGGGCAGAGATGATAGTTGAGTATAAGTCCCATTTAGATGTCAGATTTGCAGAACCCCACAAAAAGAAGAAGTGGATGGTTCTTGTCGTATTCTGTTTTTCTGTTGATGGCGAAGAGTATGAAATACCTGTTGGTTTTTGGACAGACTTCGCCAGCGTACCCCGGCTTTTGTGGACAATCATCAGCCCCTACGATCTTGGTTGGGGGCCACTGCCACATGATTTTGGGTATTTCACTGGGGTAAAGACCAAGGCGTATTGGGATGAGGTGTTCAACATCTGTATGGAAATTGATAAAATAGCAGCCTGGAAGCGTCACTCTGCCTACCAAGCGGTCAGTCTGTTTGGGGGCCTCACCTATAGTGGGTACCGAAAGTCAAACCAAAAGAATCTACTTGTTCAGCCGAAATCGTGCCCTGTACTACCAAGTTGGCGGCGAGGGTACGCGGGAGCTATCAGATGAAGCCTGACGAAGTAACCGAGTACATTCTAAACATGCCCGATGAGGTGTTGAGGTCAATGAAGTTCTCAATGCCTTGGCAGTACGACAGCACGGTTGAATCAGGTAGGGATGAAGACGGCTTCCCCAGTTTACCGGGGTTGACCAAAAGAGGCGAAGAGCCAGACATCTACACATTGCAGGAGTATTGTTTTGATAAATTTGGTAAAAACCCATACGTCAACACAGCGATTCGCGGTCATGTCGGACGCATGGTTGGCTTTGGATTTGAAACCACTTCTGAAGTTTGGGAAATACAAGAAGCCATCGAAGAAATTGAGAATGACCCCCGTAACCGTTTGTATTATTGGTGGCCTAAGTATCTTACCCGGTTCAACATCGAGGGCGAACTCTTTCTGGGCCTGACCGTACATGATGACGGCTTTGTTGAGGTGGACTTTTTCGACCCGGCAACGATCAAGGGGGGCGGTGACAGTGGTTGTGGAATACTGTATCACCCCGGCAAACCCCAAATGCCTCTATTGTATTATGTGACGGTGGGTTCTGAAAAGAAGATCGTGCCTTCCATCTTTTTGGCACGATACCCCGAACTGATCGAACAAGTCAGCAAAGATTCTTCTTATTCTGCAAAGCTCTTGTCATCGTCAAAAGCCAGAGGCAGAGCCTTCAAGTCTTTGGGTGGTTTCAGGCGGTTCATCATTGGTATGGACAAAGGCTTCATCACCCGCAGGGCTGTGTCGTACTTGCGAACAACGATTGAATGGCTGAACCACTACGAAAACCTGAAGAAGTATGAAATCGATCATAAGAAATCCAGCGGTGCTTACCTTTGGGTTTTTTCATTTGAAGATGTCAGAGCCTTCAAAACATGGCTCACCCTTTCAGAAGAAGAAAAGCGCAAGACCGGCATTGGGTCAAAGATCACCCCCGGCTCCCGTTTGGTGCTGCCCCCCGGCATGACCTGTGAAGTCAAAAACCCCAATCTTTCGGCAATTAAAGATCAAGACACCGATATTTTGCACATGGTTTCGGGTGGGCTGAACGAACCGGAGGACATCATGTCTGGTGCTGCCAAGGGCACCTACGCTTCGGTCAAGGCTTCTCGTGGCCCCATGTCGGATCGCACCTCTGATGAGATTGCCTATTTTAAGCGATGGTATTTGCATGACTTCTGGGGGTCGATCTTCTTTTTGAAAGCGGCCATTAATAAGATGAAGCCTACCTTCAAGGTCAAAGAGGCGGTGGGGTTTGATGATGAGCAAGAGGCCATATTCAAGAATGTTCAACGCAAGCCTGAAGACTTAGTGGATGTTTCGTTCCCCATTTCAGAAGCCCTTGATTACGAGAAGCGCACGGGGGCTGTCTTGGGGGTGAAGCATGGCCCCATGAGTGAGAGTCTTGGTATACCTCATTCGGTCTTGGCTGGCATGTTGGGCTTCAGTGGGTATGGCCGGTACAGGCTCAAGAAAGCCACCGAGGATGAGAAATACCCCAAGCTGCTGTATGCGGGTGGGGTCGATACGTTGGCAAACGAGTCCATGCAAGAAGGAGTTGAAGGCGAACCCGGCAAGAAGAAGCCACTGGTGGTTCGCAAGAAGAAAGAACCTGTTGATGAAGAATAGCAAATATGGAGGCGATACTATGAAAGAAAGAAGTCTGCCAAAGGGTGCCTTTCGCCTTGATGGTGGGGGTAAAGCTCTCGTTCAATTTGAGGAAGTCGAAGTCGAGGGTGCGAAAACCCAGAAACCGAAACTCAAGATGGTGGGCTACTCTGGTGGCATTATCAAAGACCATTGGTACTGGGGCAATCTGGGCATCGATTTGGCCAGCATGAAGTTCACCAAAGACCGATACCCTTTGCTACAAGACCACCGCACTGATGTTCGACTGGCTCACATGGGCAAGCCCAAGATCGAGAACAATCAGCTTATGGCTCCAGAAGATGACATTGTGTTTCTTGACAACGAAGAGACACAGAAGTTTTTGAATGAGTCTTCAAAGGGCTTCCCCTTTCAGGCCAGCATTTACGTAAAGCCCTCAAAGGTTTTGAGATTAGACGAAGACCAAGAACACATTTGCAACGGGTTCACGATCAAGGGGCCTGGAGCAGTCTTTCTTGAGTCTGAGTTCAAAGAGATGTCGGTCTGCGTTTTTGGGGCCGATTCTAACACTTCGGCTGCGGCATTTGCTGAAGATGAACCTTGTGCTTTTGCCGAGGTTGATATTGCCGGTAACACGCCGGTACAAACCAACAAAAAGGAGGTGAAACGAATGGACAAAGAGCAGTTCATGAAGGACCACGCTGATCTGTACAAGGCAATCGTGGAAGAGGTCAAGGCCCAGTTCAAAGCCCCGGAGCCTGACCCGGAGATCAAAGTCATGAAGGCAGAGGTTGCTCGTCTTTCTGACGAAAACAAGGCTCTTCGCAAGGAGAACGAGATTCGTCGGGAGAAAGAGCTGAAGATGGAGGCCGAGGCAGTTTGGGCCGAGAAGCTTTCTGCCAGTGATCTCCCCGAGAGAATCCATGCCAAGGTTCAGGCCATGGTCGATTACAACAAGTTTGTGAAAGACCAAGCCCTGGATGCCAAGTCTTTTGGCGAGGCTGTCGATGCCGAAATCAAAAGCTGGATTGACATGGGCATCAAAAAAGGTGAAGTGGTTCTGGGCGAAAGCACTTCTGTCAAGCAGCCGACCGGCTCCGATAAGACAGAAGAGGCTCAGAAGCACACCGACCGGCTGCTGGCCCACGTTGGTCAGACCAAAAAATAATAAAGTAAAGGAGGTGAAGTGACCCATGGCAGATCGTTACTCTCAAGGTGATACCCCCCACATTGTCAGGGGTGTTCAGAAAGACTACAAAAACATCTACTACAGCCGCCCAGAGATTGCGTTGGTTGTTGATGTGACTCTTCAGGCTGGCTATGGACTGCTTGACGCAGGAACCGTTCTTGCAAAGAACCTCTCTGCTGCTGGCAATGTCGGCAAGTACGTGCCCTACAACCCGACTGCTTTTACCGGGCTTGAGAACCACCCCGGCAGGGCCTATCTGGTTGCAACTGGCACCAACGCCACGAAGCTGCTGTACGTGACCATTGAGGATAGCTACAAATTCAAAGTCGGTGATGACATTACCATCAATGACAACACCACTGCGGCTGAGAATCTTGGGGCTATCGCTTCCATTGACCGCACCACGTACCCGCACATGGCTGTTATCACTTCGACTGCGAACATTGGCGGCACGGCTTTCACCGTTGCGCGAAAAGCCTATGTTTGCGTTGAGGCAGGGGCCAGCAACAACTACTCCGTGGCGGTTGCCATTCTTGCCAAGAGTGTGGACACTGGTTCGGGTGTGAACGCTCAAGGCGCGAATGCCCCCATCATTCTTAGCAATGCCGTTCTGTATGACGGTATGCTGGTCAACTGCGATTCCACTGCAAAGACTGCTCTGGCCATCACCACGTTTGGTCAGTACGCAGTTATGAAATAAGAAAGGAAGGAGGTGAAACCAAATGCCCAGAGGTTCTTCTGATATACCTATTCTGAGACTTGAGGTGCTTCAGGGGTTCATGCAGTCGTTCATGACACCCCCGAATCTGCTTCTCATGAATCTGTTCGGGGCTTCTACTTCTCCGAGCAGCACTATTCGGTGGGAATCCCAGCGCGGGGGTCGTGGCATGACCCCATTCGTCGCACCGGGCACCCCGGCCCCTGTGACTTCCCCCCATGGGGTTGCACAGCACGTTGCCGAAGCTGCTTACTGGAAAGAGAAAATGCCCTTCGATGAGGAGTTTCTGAACAATCTTCGTCAACCGGGCACCGATGCTGTCTACCAGAGTGCAGAAGCGAAACTGGCCCGTGAGCTTGCGGGTCTGAAAAACCGTTCGATGCGCCGCAAAGAATGGATGTTCGCTCAGATGCTGTGCAACAACGGCTTCAGCTACCATGTTAAGGGTGGCTACCGAGCCAGCGTTGATTATGGCATTCCCAGTGATCACCGTGTCACTCTGGCTTCTGCCTACAATTGGAACAACGGCGGCAGCAAAGACATTCTTGGCGACATTCGTGATGCCAAGATTGCCCTTCAGCGCGATTGCGGGGGGTACATCGATTACGCCCTCTTCAACAGCAATGTGCTGAAGCTGTTGGCCGCAGACACCACCATTCGGGACATTCTGAAACGCCAGAATTTCATGGTGGGTGAAAACAACCTGTATTCGGGTGGTCTGCACAATCTGATTGCAGTCAACCCGAAGGTCATTGGCTCCTTGCTCGATATCCCCAACTTCATCGTTTACGATGAGATGTACGAGGTTCGGGCATGGCTCACGGGTGCGGTCACGGGTGGTTCGACCACCTGGATCAGCCTGGACGATGTTTCCGACTTTGAGGCCGATGCAGCCATTCGTTTTTGGGATGTCTCTGCTGGCTCCTACGAAGATCGGGTTGTTCTCAGCGTCAACGCCGAGAATGGCACCGTTCAGATCAATTACCCGACTACGACCAGCTACAAAGCTGGGGAGGACTACGTCACCCAGGCAAAGCCGTTTATTCCTGATGACAAGTTCATCATGATGGCTTCCAAGGTGGATGGTCAGCCGATTGCCGAGTACAAACAGGCCCCGTTTGGCCTGAATCGTACCTACGGTCAGTTCACCGATAGCTACGACGAGTGGGACCCCGAAGTGACCTGGATTCGCGTTCAGGACAAGGGCTTGCCCATTCTCTTCAACCGTGATGCCATTTACACGATTGATGTTGTGACCACGGCTCATCAGGCCGAAACCAGCACCACAACGTCGAGCTCCAGCAGCAGCACGACCACGACCACTGCCTGAAGCACGACGACTACGTCCACTACCGCGTGACGGTAGTTCGGGTAGTGGCAATACTCTGAAAGGAGGCAATCGAAAGATGTATATCGAAAGCGTGAAAATGCTAAAAACCATTAAAGCTGGTAAGAGAATCTTCTTGGAGGGGGCGGTGATGCAGCCGCCCCTTCCAAAAGAAATCTTGGATGAAATCATTCACAACACGGGCACGGTACACATTGTCGGTATGCCGCAGAAACTTACCAAGCAACAGATTTACGACATGGTTTCTGTGCCCGAAATGAAGACCCCTGATCTCAGGGCAAAGCAGTTGTTGATCGAAACTCAGACTCAGACCGTAACCAAAGCTGTGGAACCTGAACCTGCCCCAAAGCCGACGAAAAAGCTTTTGGTGCAACGTAAAGGGGGCAAGCGCAAGAAATGACAGCCGACGAACTGAAAGAGCTATTGGCGTTAGAGCTTAAAGGCTTGAAGGACAAAGTCGATAGCAACGACTACGACAATGCCGTAGCCAATGCTCAACGCGACACGGGCTGGGTTTGCCCGGTCACGACTGACTTTCAGATTCAATGGTTGAAGGAACGATCAAAGCGATGGTTGTTTTTCTTTTTGTGGACGGAATCGGCTCATAAGTTCAAATTTGAGCAAATCAATCTTCAGCACAGGTTTGACCATTACAAGCAGTTAATTCAATACATGGATCAACAGTTTGAATCTGCAAAAGAGGAGAACATTGCCGAATTTGCGGGTGCTCAAGCCTACGAGATGTTCGGCACGAAGATTGAAGCCGGGTTTCAGTACGATGACCTTGGCAATGACACTACTTATGCAGACACGAACTTGGTTATCATCGAGCCGGGGGATGCTGCATGACCATTGGCCCTGACATTGAAGAAGCTCTCACAGAGGTTGGCACAGCCATTACCATCACCGACAGTTCAGGTGCCACTCACACTGGAGAGTACATTTATTTTATCCCCAACAGTCAGGCCACAAAGCCGTTCATTCGTGAGTTCTTCTTAGAGGGGTGGTTCCCCTACAACACGGTTGCTTCATCGGGGGATTTGATCAAGTTCAACGTGACCAGCACGTATTACATGGTCATGAATTTGACCCCCTTCATGTTTGAGAATTCCATTATCAGAAAAGATGCCGTTCTCTACAAATGTAATGTCGATGCGATATTGTTGCGGCCCAGAGAGGTGCGAGATTCAAACTACTTCAGCCGCACTGTTTGGGATATAGTTGTCTCATCGATGCGTTGCCTTTTGACAACCCCTTTGTACGGCAACGCGCTTGAGATCGATGAGGCAATTGGTCAGTTGGGCCTTGAGGTGCATGAGCTTTACGCAAGAGATGTTCACGGCATTCAGGTCAATGATCGGGTAAAGGTTTCTTCAAGTCAGTACTATAGGGTGGAGTCGATCAAATATCGTCGGTATGATGGGGTGACGGTCTACGAGTTGGGTGAAGACAACCGTGCCTACACCACTACAACGACCACCACCACAAGCACCACCACGACAACCGTTTAAGAGAAGCGGTTGCCTTTGCCGACAACCAAGAGGGCTGTCGGGTCAAGTCGGTCAGCATAGGAGAGTGTGCTGATGCCAACCCAATATACTTGTCCTTTATGTTATTTGACGTTTGATCACCCCGCAGGGGTAATTTACCCCCGTGAAGACGTAAAATTGATCGTTTGCCCTCACTGTGAGGGCCAATTTGAGGCTTTACCCACCAAAGGCACCCTGAACCATGGGGTAGACCCTAAAGGTGTCGTATGAGGCTCTACATCAACTTCAAGACTCATGATTTTATGCGGTACATAGGGGCGTTAAGTCGCATAGAGACAACTTTGCCAAAAACAGCCGATGATATGTGCCGCTATGGGGCAATTGACTACAAGACCGAAGTGACTGTGGTGATTGCGACCCAGAATTTTGTCACCAGAGTGCCCAAGTTGAAAAAGAAATACCTTGAGTGGAAAGTTGAGCATGGCTTTCCCCAACGTATAGGTATTTTAAAATATGATCTTTTGAACAACATTAAGGCAATTAAAGTACAAGACGGCTGGTTCGGTGGAGTTGATCCTAATGCCAGAGATTCGGGGGGCAAGAACTGGTCGTTACGGGGGCCTTCAAATTTAGTGGCGAAATATGCTGTTTGGTTAGAAGAGGGCAATCGTTTGGGCAAACCTGACCAGCAGAGGCCCAGAAGAATTTTTATGCCGATTGCGAAGCGGTATGCAAAAACAGGGTACATTAAAAGGGTCGAACAGGCCCGTGATAGGATGGCCCGACAATGGCGTTAGCCCCTGAAGACTGGATCACTCACATTGACCGAGAAGCCAATGTTGCTCTTGAGAATCGGTGGTCGAGGTTCAGTGTGGGGTGGGGCAAGTGGTCGGCTGCGATGAACCGGCACATACGAGATCGAATTGCTGCCAATGACAAACAGGCGTTCAAGTACAAGGTGGTCTTTGTTTATTGGATTCTAATGAGTCAGGCCATTGAATTTGCCCACAAGAAATCAAAAGGCAAAAAGGTTGACGACACTCGCTTCACTGAGGTGGTTCGCCAGTTAGAAGAGGTCAGAGAAGACGTTAAGCACAATATCTGGAAAGACCACACCGTTGACCAGATAAAGTCCATAGTGATAGGTGTAAAATGAGAGTTGTGGACATTTACCCCAGAGATTTTTATGTGACCGTCGAATTAAGCCTAAAAGAAGTGGGCAAGATTTTGAAGGCACTTGAAAAGGCTCAGTTGAACTTTGACAGCAAGAACCGAGAAGAAATAGAAGCTGTAGAGTACGTCAAGGGCACCTTATTTAGGACACTCGACCAGCTTTATGAGGAAAATAAAAAATATGTCACTTGACCCATCAGCCAGAGAGTCGAATCTAAGAGACAGCATCAAGAAGTTCTTCGTTGATGCTCTTGTCACGGCAGAGGGTGTGCCTGTTACTTTCGATAAGGCTCTAAGCTCCCCCAACATACAGGGCAAAGAGGTGGACAAGTGGTGCAGCATTGTTTTCGGCCCCATCGTTTTAGATACCATGTCAGACATCATCATCGACGTTTATTGCTGCACCCGCAGAGACAGCGAGGGCTACAAGCTTTCTCAATTGCGGGATAAAGTAATGGGCTATTTGGTCGATGCCAGCATGAACGATGGTTTGAAAAGAATTGATTTTTACCAAAGCAATTATTCGGGTGCTTGGGTTCTTTTGGGCAAGTTGCTTGTTTGGGATATTCTGCCCTCTGGCGACATGATTGCCCCCGATGAAACTAAATTCAAGGTGCTGACGGTCATTCTGAAAGTGGCAATGAAAATCTAAGGGGGATACTCAATCATGTCACAACAGCCCAATGAAATTCGTAGATCGTTCTTTCGGTGCGAGAAGTGTGGCAAGAAGCTCATTGAGCGTTTACCAAATGGATGTTGGCGGTTCATATTTGGCAAAACCAATGACCGTACTATGTTCACCCCGGTTGAAATGAAAATACACGGTTCTATTCTGATGCGGTGTTTGCGGCGAAAATGCCGAAGAGATTACCCAAACCATTGGAATGTGTTAAACTACTTTCCAGCAAATCGGGTGCAAACCGATAGTGAAATCAACCCACAGGTTGAATCTTCTGACACTGTTGCAGTGATTCAAAAATGAAAGGAGGTGAGACAATATGGCACGTACTGGACCGGTAACAAAAGATACCACCACAGTAGCATTGGGTCTGGCGCAGATTCGTGTGGGGTTAGCTGCTACCTACATTGGTTCGACTGTACCCCGGCTTCAAGCTGCTGACAGCCTTGGTGCTTTGGCGAATACCAAGTTTTCTGGCAACGTCGAGTACTACCGGCTGGAATCTGGCTTCCCTCTGTTGGAGGATGCCATTTACCCCCTGCGTGAAGCTGCGGCTTTGGAGTGTGCTTTTAAAGAGCTTACCCCGAAGAACGTGGCTATCGCTCGTGGTCTAAGCCCTGCGACGTTCTCTGCGGCACATGTGGGGTCGATACCTCTGGGCGTGATCGCGGCACCGACTGCCATTCGCGTTGAGGCGATTTATACCTTTCCGGATGGCACGAATGTGATGGGCATCATCTTTCCCCGTGCGAATGCGGCGGCTGCAATCGAAATGGAGTTTGCGGCTGAAGAACCGGCTGCGGTTGCGATTCGCCTTGAGGCGAAACGGGCCGACAGTGAAGTTTCTGGCGGCAATGCAGTTTGGGATAATATGCCTTATGGTCGTATGCTGTGGGATACTGGCGGCACTACCTGGACCACCACCACCACAACGACAACGGCATAATCAACCTTTTCATAAAGGAGATGTTCAAGATGTCAGAAGACAAAGAATTAGAACAGCACATGAGCCGACTAATGAATCCGAGGGTGCGAGATGTCGAAGTGGGCATCCGCACCCTACGGAAGATTAAAATCTTCCCCCTTTCGCTTGCAGACCAGTTTTCGATCACCGACACGATCACCGAGGGCTTGCAGCTTTACATCAAAGAAGTGGGCGAGGGTGAGTTCACGGCACAGGCGGCATCGAAGCTGGTTGAGATGTTTCGGGCCAAGTTGCCGGTGATGTTGAAGCTGATCTTCCCAGAAGAAGACCCACGAAAGCTCTTGAAAGAGCTTGACAACTTTCAATTGGCGACTATTGCAGAGATCGTCTTTCAGGACAACTATGGTGAGCCAGCAAAAAAGTTGGCAAGCCTCTTCAGGCCGACACCGATTCAGGAGACCGAATCACCACTGGAGAGGCTTTCTCGATTATCTGCCGATACTACACCGGCTACCGAATCGAACACTTCACCCGACTCAGCTACAAAGAAGGTGGAGTCACAAGCGGTCAATTAACTGCTCTTTTATATTTTCATGGCAAGCTTCAGTCGGAGAATATGAAGATTGAAGCAGCTTTGCACGGGGCAAAGGTAGAGGGTGGACCTGAACCCACTAAGGCAGAAGCTGACGAAATCATATTCAAAGACCCAAAGGAGTACAAGAACCTTTCACCCGAAGAGAAAACAAGGCTGACCCAAGAGATGATGGGTAGATTAGGTGGACTAAAGCTCCCCGGTATGGGTAAGCCTGATATGAAAACGAGGGTGAAAACCTAATGGCGACCAATCTCACGCTTGGTACTCTTTTCACGGCTGACATCAGGGATTTTATTCGTGGTGTCAGCCAAATTCGTACTGCACTAAACTCCCTCCATCAATCGATGGCAAAAGCTGGTAGTGGTGCTTCAGCCATGGGCAAAGGCATGGCAAGCGGCCTCAATGCCACTACTGCGGCCATAAACAAACAGAATGCGTCAATCAAAGCCTCAAGCCAACAGCTTACGGGGCTGGCTGGCATGTGGCAACGTGTACAACAGGCCATGAAGACATCATTGGCCTATGGTACTGCGGGTGCTGCAATTTACACGGTGATTGATGGACTAAAGAACGCAATCACAACTGTTGTCGAGTACGATCAGGCGTTAAAGAATTTGCAAGCCATTACTGAAGCCACCGACGATGAAATGGTTGGTCTGGCTGATACTCTGAAGTCGGTTGCTTCAAAGTACGTGTATTCCACCAAAGAGATTTCAGACGGCATGGTGCTCATGGGGCAGGCTGGTTTTTCGGCTACCCAAACCATGCAAGCCATGGACTCAGCCGCAAAGCTTTCAATGGGCACGTTGGAAGACATGGCCCTCACCGTCGATCTTCTCACCACTTCAGTTGTTGCCTTTAATATGAGTTCGGTAGAATCAGAACGTGTTGCGGACATCATGGCCAACGCCATGAACAAATCGAAATTGACACTCGATAAACTGCGGGTGGCATTTAACTATGTTGGTAACATTGCACACGAGGCTGGCATTTCGCTTGAAGAGACTGCGGCGGCGATGTCGGTCATGTCTAACTCCGGTATGAGGGCCAGCACGATTGGTACTTCATTGCGGCAAGTGCTTTCAAATATATTGGCACCCAACCGGCGATTGAGAGAGGAGTTTCAGGGCCTTGGTATTGACCTCTCTCAGTTGGATCCAAAGATCGTCGGCTTCAACACGGTTTTGCAGAATTTGAGCAAGATTTTGATCAATCAGAAAACCGGCTTGGTGGATATGACCAAGGCGTACAATCTGTTCGGTCTTCGTGCTGCACAGGCTGCGGCGATTTTGGCCCGGTCTTCGTCAGATGCCTACCCCAGAATGCTTTCAATGATGTACGAGGTCGGTTCAGCGACCAAGATGGCTGACAAACAGATGGAAGGTCTTGTTGCCCGATTCAAGAACCTTGCGGTCAACGCACAGTTGATAGCCATTGCCATAGGTGAGGGTGGTGTGATCAACGTAATGCGGATGTTGACCGATGCCCTGCTGTGGCTGACAAAAGCAGTCAAGAACTTTGTTGAGTCCGATGCTGGCAAATTGACATCATCCTTCGTAGCGTGGTCAGTTGCTGCCGGTGTTGCGACTCTGGCGTTTAAAGGTCTTGTGGCTTTTATTATGGGGCCGATGATTAATGCTCTTATTCGTTTTGCTAAGGATTTAAAAAATGCAATCATACTAATGACAGCCATGCAGGGGATAAGCATTGCCGACAAGATCAATACTCTGTTGGCTGTGCTTACCAGAGGTGGCCCAATCTTTCTTGCCTATGCTGCTGCCATTGGTGCTGTTATTGCTGCCTACGCTTGGTGGAAAGGTTCTGAAGAGCGTCAGGTAGAAGCTTTGGTAAAAACCTCTAATGCCTTCAAGACTGCTGCCGACACCCTTGATTCGTATCAGACCGTTTTGACCAAACTCGCCATAAAGCAAGAAAAGGGTCAGGACATTTCTGTCGAGTACGAAGCTGCCATTAAACGGCTGATCAGAGCCTACCCGCAGTTGAAGGGGGTCATAGATGAGAACATTGGCTCCCTTGACAAGAACATCAAGAAAATAGCTGAACTCAAACAACTTACTTGGGAAAAAGAAATTCAGAAACAAATCGATCTGCTCAGAATTTACGACAAGCAACTTCTTGTGACTGCCAGTAACATTGAGAAGATCAAAGCCCCTGATGCCAACTACGACAACTTCAACTCAGAGATCAAAGAGCTTGAGGCAAATATCTACGACCTGTCTTCAAGCCTGAACGATGTCTCAAAGAACTCAGACGATGTTGTGGAAAGCTTTACCACGGTGGTCGAAGCTGAGTCTAAAATGAGCAAGGAAGCTCAGAAGACAGCCAAGATCATGCAAGACCGAGATCAGAGCTTTGTCAACATCGCTAAGATTTACAAGAAGCTGGGTGAGTCGGTGGAAAGTATCACCGAAAAACTCAAAGCCCTTGGTGCTACCGATACTCAAGTCAAGACTGCCATGGAAGCTATCAAGAGCTACACAGATGAGTTTTCAAAAGACCTTGAAGAAATCGACAGGGCCATGGCGAATCTGCCCCACATGTTTACAAACTTTTTTGACTCACTCGATGCCGGGTCAAAGGTTGCTTTTGCCAAGGCCGCAAAATCGATGGAGGACGAAGTATCAAACTACAAGAAAATTGCTGCTACCATTCTGAAGACAGAAGAAGATAGATATGCTGCTGAAGCCTTCATTCGGTCAAAGCATTTGTTGAAGTTTGCCGATGACATGATGAAGGAAAAAATGACCAGTGAACAGCTTCTGAATTTTAAGAAGAATTTATTGGAAGAAGAAAAGAAAATCATCAATGAGCGCATTGAAGTTGAAATACGGGGGGCCAGAGACAGGTATGAGGTTGAACTGAAGCAAGCAGGGGAGAATGAGGTAAAGCGCAAAGAAGCCCAAGAACGGTTTCAGGCTGCACTACTTGAGCTTCGCAAGAAAGGCTCTCAGGCGATCATAGCCATAGCACAAGCCGAAAACCTTCAGGTGGTGGATGTCTACAAAAAGGCTTCTGAAGAGGTGGTCAAGACTGGCCGTAAAATGGCTGACGATTATCTGAAGGAACTACAAAGTCTTGTCAATGCCACCGAGAAAGAAGTCGAGAAGCTTGAAAAGGCCCGACTGAAAAGCCAAGAGGGGATGACAGATAAGATTCGTGGCCTCAAGCAAAAGGGCATGAGTGACAGCCAGAAGTTTGCCGACGATGAGAAGCGAATCAATGAACTGTTAGAAAAGGCACGATCAGCCGGGTACAAGAAAAATTATGATGATGCCAAGTCGTATTATGATAAGGCCAGTGACATTTCTGAAAGCCTTGCCCGTGACATAAAGAATGCCCAAGGCGAAACCATACGGTCAGAGACTGAAACCACGGCTGCTGCCATTCGGTATCTTGAGCAGATTAAAACTGAAACGGACGAGTTGTACCGAAAGCAGATAGAGCAGGAAAAGCAAAAGGCCGAAGAAGCCAAAACGGTGATGGCCCAATTGACCGACCTTTTGAAAAGTTACGGTGGTGAGTGGGACAAAATCAATCAGCAAAAACTCGATGAATTCATCAGCAATTTGAACGAAGTTATTGAAAGAAGCGAAAAGTTGAGTGGCATCACTTCCACAATACGAAAAGACTGGGAAGTGATGACCAACAACATGAAGAATATGCCAAAGCCCCAACAGCCCTCTTACGGTGCTCAACCGGGCTTACAGGCTGTGCAGAAGCCCCCTACAGGTGAAGGTACGATCACGGTTGGGGGCAAGACCTATGATGTAGGTGCGTTGTCTGGTGGTGAGGGCACAGGCACCATGACAGTAGGCGGCAAGACCTACGATGTGGGGGGAGAAACACAGGGTTCAGGCACTATCAGTTTTGGGGGCAAAACCTTTGATGTCAACAAACTCTCTGAGTACTACAATAAGGTCGAGAACCTTACCAACGATATCCACAATAAAGTACAAGAGGCTCAAGTTGCGGTTGTCGAAGGGGTACAGCGATCAGGCCAAGAGGCAACGGCTGCTGTTCAGCAAAGCACGACAGGCATTGTCACCGCAATTCAAGAGACTGCTGCCAACGCGACAACGGCTGCGGCTGATTCTACACAGGCCCTAAAAGACTCCATTTCTCAGATCACTACTGACACACAGAACATGTCTCTTCAAATTGGTGGAATGGGTGCTGCATGGCAAGGGGTCTACGGCATAGTTGTGGCCTTTAAGACTCTTTTGACTGAGGTAAAGACGACAATTGACGAGCTTGCTGCATCCTCTATCAATGAGCTTATCACCAAAGAAGCAGTTGATTTGTTAGATAAAGCCAAGGGCTTTATAGTTGACATAAAGAAAGATTGGGATTCTCTTCAAAGCAAAACAATCACCTTAACCATCAAGACAGTACAATCTGGTGGGGGTGGTAGTAGTGGTGGGGGGGATAATAGCGAAGGTGGATCAGATGCGAATTGGGCTATTGAATACCGGCATGGGGGGTTGGTGGGCAAAATCGATAGTTTCTACCAAGGTATCAAAGCCTTTGCTTCAGGTGGCAAGCTGCCGGGGTATGGTGGGGGAGATAGACAGATTATAGCGGCAGAGTCTGGGGAGTTCGTAGTGAACAAAGAATCCACCAGACGGTTTCTGCCCGTGATTGAAGCAATTAATTCTAATTCAGTGTCGGTCAATGATTTGGGCAAACGGTTTGGGGGCATCATCAAGAAGCTGCCAGCGTTTAAGTCTGGTGGTCGGGTGGCTGATTTTTCAATGCCTGATTTCAGACTGTCGGCCTCAACCGGCCAGCCCATCCAGTTTCACTTTCACACGATGTACATGAGTGGAGACAAAGCAACCGCACGGCGATTTGCCTGTGAAGTTCAGCAGCAGTTGGATGATCTTAATAAACGAAGGGGCAGACGATAATGACTACTTCCAGAGTCAAGTTTCTTTGTTACAACATATTAGAAGATGGCACGGTAACAGTCACGGCAGTTGATTCGGGCTACCCCAAAGAAAGACTGTTTGATCGGTCTGCGGGGTTCTACTGCAAGTATTCGGCAACAGGGGCCTATGTTGTGACGGTGAACCAAGGCAGCACGGTTTTGGCAGTTGATACTCTCATTATCGAAGATCATGCTCTCAACGGTATTCAAGTTGATTGGCAGTATTCAAGCAACGGCTCTTCTTGGACAACCGCTTTGTCTTGGACACAATCTGGCACAGCCCAGATACTGAAGACACTGACCACACCTCTTTCGTACCAGTACTGGCGGGTTTCGATGGGTTCCCACATATTTCAGGCAACCGAAGTTTTTATGGGTAGAATGCTTTCGGTGCCAGTAGTGTGGAGCAACCAGCCCACGTTTTCTGATTCATCCGATGTTGAACGAGCCAGAACCTACGGTGGGGTGGATCATTTCATCAGAATAGGCCCGAAGAGAAAGCAGAGAAACTACACCGTATTCATGGACAGAGTCAACTACCCCGTGACCACGTTTATTTCTGATATGGAATATCTTGATGATTACAGCAAGCCCTTCTACATCATTGACCATGAGGAGTCGTGTTTCTTGGCTGACTTTGGCAACCAGCCCCCATCGTCAGACCATTTGAATGAGGGGATGCTTGAGTTTGATATTTCAGTTTCTGAAGTTAAAGGATGATTATAAATGCCTAAGACTCTATCTTCTTTTACAACTACTGCGATTGATTCCCCCAACATTCGCCCCACCCGAATTGCCCATATTCACTTCAGCAACATCACTTTTTATTTGTGTGACCGAGCTTTCGGGGCACCGGGGTCAAGGTACAAATTCAACGACACGTTCTACCACCCGGCAATCTTGTCTTGGGGAGACATCAACCTTCAGTACTCGGATGTGTTGGGCAAAACTACCTCACAAGCCTGTGAGACTTCTTTCGTGGTCGAAAACACCAGACCTTTGTATGGGTACAGAAACTTCTTCTCGATTGCCAATTCCGATTATTTTAATGCCACTGTGTACTTGTATGAGTTCTTTGAGGGGGCCAGTTCTGTTAATGATTTGGTGTTGCGGTTCAAAGGCAAGATCGAAAACCCCGAATTGGATGATACTCGTGTTGTGGTGCATTGTGTGGGCATTGAAAACTCTATTCTAAGCAAATTCAAACCTGAGATTTGTGAGTTATCGAGCTACCCCACCGCAGACCCCGATGATATTGGCAAGATATTCCCAATTGCTTTTGGCAGGGCCAAGAAGGTTCCCTTTCTTGCTATCGATGCTGGCACGATTGATAATCTGAGTGAGGCTATAACGGAAAGTGTCATTACGATACCAGTTTCAGACATCACAGGGTTTGAAGTCGCTGGGGGAGTAATTCAGATTGATGAAGAGCAAATTCAATACGCAGGGGTCAGTGGCAATTCTTTCATTGGCTGCACCCGTGGGTATAATAGCACCACAGCCGTTGCTCACAACCAAGGGGCCATAGTTGCTGAGATTCAGACAGCTTACGTTTACGCTATGGCTCACCCGATTAAATCGTTTGATGGGGTTTATGTTCAGCACAGAAAAACAGGGGAGCAAGTTCTTCAGAGTGCCACCCTTTACGATACCTACACCGGCCAAGTTGGGGACGAACACCCCACCTACCCCGGTAAAGCAGTTATTGTTTTCAACACTTTGCCTTCCATCTCAGAGCAGATAAACATCGAAGCTGAAGACACAATTGCTGTGGACGATTCAATTGGGGTAAACGACTCGATTGATGTGCCTGACCCCGGCCATGAGCATGATGGTGAGCCAGCGTACACCACTTGGAACTTTGATTACGCTACAGCCACTGGTTTTATATACCAAGACAATTTGGATGCTTTTAGCACCAATGCGATTAAGTTGGCTGACGGCAGCATAGGCACGTATGCGGGAATTCAGGGGCAGGGCAATGTAGTAACTGTACAAAGGGTTCAGTTGCAAAATCTGGATGGGGTGCCCAGTCAATTGCGGGTCTGTATGGCGTTGGGTTTTGTTGACACTAGTTGTGGGGCCACATTCACTTTTATGGGCAGAACTGTATCTTACTCCAATAGTGGTGCAGCCGAGTTCAAAGGCACTGTTGTCAGATCGACTTGGTTCAATCTCAACGAATCACAAAAAGATTGGGATTATATTAATTCTTTGTCTGGGGCGGTTACAAGAACAGGGACAAACCCCGGTGGGTACACCTTTGTTGGCGAAGTCTGGGCTGAGTTTATTGTAGACAAGGTGGGGGGTACTGTTTCCACTGACATTGCCAATGTCACCAAGACTGGTGCAGCCATTAAGACTGGTGCTGCTGTTAAGACTGGGACGGTTGAACTTGTTGGCAATAGTGTGGCTGATACAGTGGTTGGGGGCCGTGTGTCAGCAGACATTCAAGGGTGGATGGCTGATGATTCTGGTCACTACGGCACGAGTGGCACTGTCATTGAGCAGCCAGATTATGTAATGAAAAAGTTTTTGGTTTACTACTGTGGACTTTCTCCTATAACTGATTTTGGGGTTTCATATACTCAGGCTAATTTGGATTATAATACTTATGGGGTCAGGGTTTCACCAGTTTTGATCGAAAGAGAGAATGCCGTTGACTTCTTAGACAAGATTGCCCTTGAAGCCCGATCAATCCAATTCTTTGAAGACGGTCAGCACCAAGTCTACTTTCTGCCCAACTTTGCAACTTTGGCAAAGACCATTCCTGATACCCGGATCATCGCAAATTCGTTCAAGATCAGCCTTGGTCCACGGTCAGAGGTAATCAACACCTTGTCGGCATCTTACGGCAAGTTTTGGGTTGAAACCTACGAAAAGAAAGACGAAGAGGCAACCAAAGGTTCCATATCAGGTGCATACCAGTCGAGCATCGATGAGTACGGGGAACTGACTCAAGACTCGATTGAATTACAGTACATTAATGGGGAAATGCAAGCCCTTTCGTTTTTGGGCTGGTACATAGGGGAGCGGTGCTGGCCAAGCATAGAAGTTGAATTTAAGTGTGGGGCATACGGCAGTGACATCAGAAAAGGCGAAATTATTGCCCTTGAGTTTGATTCTACCAGCTTGATCTACTCCTTGGTTTCAGGGCTGGTGCAATCAAATATAACCCGCTTTAGGATCGTAAACATAACGATGCACGAAAACAGCACCATGACCATTGTGGGAAGAAAGTGCAACTACCCTGTGGACATTGGCAGAACAACCCAGAGCTTTTTTGAGATCGGCACGGCTCAATCGGGTGGGTACTACATTGATGATGGGGTGAGAGCGTATTCCCCCGATTCTTTATCATTTAGCCCCAATTACAACTATGTGAGAAATGGGAATGGGCTGACCACCAAAGAGTCGTTCATGAAGTTTGTCGATGTGGCTATCCCACAAGGCAGTCGAATTGTTAGGGCGTATTTATCAGGGGTCACAGAAACCATTGTTGGTGGGGTTTCAACCTTTGGTCGGGTTATTGTTCATTTTGTTGCTGCTGATGACCCAAGTTCTCCTACCACCTATGCTCAGTTTGATGCCCTATCATTGACTTCTGGGCAAGAGATTGGTTCGTTTTTCAGTGCCAACAGTTTTTCCCCCGCACGGTCACAAGATTTTTCTAATGAGCTTCAGAAAATCATTGATCGGTCTGGCTGGGTGTCAGGCAATTCTATTGTGGCAGTTTTAAAGAATGGGGACATTGATGGGGTGCCTGTAAATCTTGATTTGGTTTCAAGAGATGGGGCTGCTCTTTTGAATAGTCCATATTACATGCCTGTTGCTAGTAATTCTACAGGCAGTGTTTTGTTTGCTGGTCTTTATTACAGTAATAAATGTTTTATATCAACAGATTACGGCTTTTCTTGGGTTCCAATAAATCTGCCTCATCAAACCCCCATCAACGATGGAGGTTCATACAAAGTCAGTTTTGATTCAGATGGTTCCACCATTGTTGTTTCATTTCATTATGTACTTTCAGGCAACAAATACAAGTATTATGTGTCTACCGATTTTGGAGAAACTTGGGCGAAAAGAAGTGGTCCAGATGGAGTTGATGAATTCACCGAAACAGTGTGCATAAATACAGACGGTTCGATTTTTATAACTGTAGCCGCCAGAGGGGATACAATTAATAAATCTACCAATTACGGTGCAAGTTGGACTGACATTACCCCATACATTTCAAAAGGAGATTATTTTGTATTTGCTGATATTTGTTGCAATCGAACCTGTTCTTTTATTGCTGCTATTTATTATAACAACCCTAACCCAAGAAGAATAATTGTCACAACCAATTCTGGGGCTTCTTGGTCGGGCTATGATATAACAACCTTTTCTTCTTACGATGATCTTTCTTGTAGTTCGACAGGGCAATATTTAATTTTTAGTGGGGGAGCATCAGGGACTATTGTTTCATCTAATTATGGTGCTTCATTTTCTGTGGTTCTTTCAATCAGAACCTTCACGGTTTGTATTAGTAATTCTGGTCAATACATGGCTGTGGCCACTTCTGATGGTATATATACTTCCAATAACTATGGGGGCAGTTGGGTACAAAGAAAAACAAACACAGAAGGGTTTATTTGGAGATCAATAAGGTGCAATTCTACAGGTGAAAGACTTGTGGCTGCTCATGGCATTGCCTCTGGAGCTACGATCACAAGTGGTTTATTTGTATCAGACGATTATGGCATTACTTGGACTGAAACCAATGAAAATGCTATAGATACTCTAAGCCCCCTCTTGGTTGTCGATTACGTTTCTGAGTGGGCAAACTTGACTGATTCTCGGTATTGGCAAGTCATCGATACCAGCACTACTTGGGACAGTGTCAATTCTCGCTGGAACTTTAATGTGGTCACATCGGCTGATGGGGGGGCACTGTATGTTGTGGGGGATTGGTATGTTGGTTTTAGGCCCTCAAAGCTTAGAATCACTCATGACCGTGTAGCTACTAATCTTACTTTTTCTATTCATGCAGTAGACGGCACAATTGCTACGGCTCTAAACTACGTTTCTGGATCAGAGATCGATTTGGGGTTTTCAAACAGGGGCGACATTTCTCATATCGAGTTTGACGTACCAGCGGGAGAAAACGATGCGTTCCGTGTGAGTGCCGTTGAATTTTTCATGGGGTCTGCTTATTCAGGTGACATAGCTGCCACCACCACTACGACCACTACCACCTCTTCAAGTTCGACCACAACCACCCGACCGGGGTGGACATCATCTTCTACCACCACGACATCATCCAGTTCATCTTCGTCTTCTACCACCACGACATCATCCAGTTCATCTTCGTCTTCTACCACCACGACATCATCAAGCACTTTTTCGACCACTTCAACCAGCACCACCTCTTCGACACTATCTACATACACCACTACGACATCGACCCGACCTGGGTGGACAAGTACTTCAAGCACGACCACCAGTTCAAGCACAGCAAGTTCTTCATCAACAGCTTCAACCTTGTCAACCACAAGTTCAAGCAGTTCTACAGCTTCGACCACTTCAACCTTCACCACGACCAGTTCGACGGCTTCAACAGCTTCAACTCTTTCAACAACCAGTACATCAAGTTCAACCAGTTCAACCAGTTCAACCACCACCACAACGGCTGTGCCTGACTATTACGAGACTCGCCACAATACGACCTATTGGCAAGCTTATTCTGGTTTGGGTACTTGGGATTCAGGCAACAATGAGTGGGATTCTTACGATCTTGGTTCGTATGGGGCAGTCTATTTAGAAAGGGCCAGCACTTGGACTGCCAGCTACCGACCAACCAAAATAAGGGTGACTTTTTACCAACCTAGTGCAGATGGTTTTTCAGTGACCATAGCCAACAGTTCTTTTGAATCTTTGTTTGACTCTAATGTGGTTTCAAAAGACTCTGGTGAACAAGTTGTGGAGTTCAACATTAGCCTTTCGGCAGATATGTACTATTTGATACTGCGGGGGGATTTAGTAGATCAAACAATTTCAATCAGAAATATTGAATTTTACAATGCCCCATAAAGCGAGAGTCGCATGGATGAGAAAATACTGTACTGGGTTGATAGAATCTCAAAGATCGAAGAGGGCACTTTCGTGCCCCCGGTTTGTTGTGAGATCGACCCTTCAAATGCCTGTCAGTTGAATTGCCAATTTTGTTTCTACAAAAACCATCTCAAGGGCAACCACCAGCATTTGCCTTTGCCTATCTATATTCAGCTTCTGAACTCTCTTGAGCATCTTGGCACCAAAGGCGTAACTTTCACCGGGGGTGGGGAACCCCTCATGAACCCCCACTTTCAAGAGATGTTCGACTTGGCGGTGCAGCAAGGGTTTGAAGTGGGCCTGATCACGAATGGGGTCTTTCTTGACAGGGTAAAAGGGATAGAACGGTTCAAGTTCATTCGGGTCAGCTTAGATGCTGCCACCAGAGAAACCTATACAAAGGTGAAAGGGAAAGACTACTTTGACCGGGTGCTTGCAAATGTCAGAATGGCAGTAGGTGTTTGTGAAACCGTTGGCCTTGCCTTTGTGGTGTGTGAAGACAACAAGCTTGAAATGCAGTTGGCAGATGATTTGGCAGAGTCGTTGGATGTTTCATACATTCAGTTCAAGCCGGTTGTGTTTGAGAATGGTGAAATCTTTTCAGGGTTTGAACCCCCCAGAAACAACAAGTCGATACGAACCGACAGATGGCGAGCTACCGATTCTCTCCCTTGTTTAGTTGCCCATTTGGTCGGAGTCGTTGGTGCCGACAGTCAGGTGTACTTCTGTTGTCAGCACCGGGGCAACAAGAACATGGTTGTAGGGAATTTAGAGAAAGAGAGTTTTGAAACCATCTGGCAGAGAAGACCGGCTTTCGTACAACGGGTAGACCCTGCCTTATGTCCTCAATGTCGGTACATGAACTATGCCAGAGTCTATAAAGATTGGAAGTCTACCGGGGTGCTTCTCATGAAGCATTTGAATTTTTTATGAGACTATTGGTTCTGACCAAGAACAGCCACAAGAGGGCCATTTACATGACCCGCTTTGCCGAGTCGTTGCTTGACTCAGGGCATTTTTTATATGGCCCAGACTACCCCGACTATTCTACTGATTTAAGTGTGAATGATGTCATTGAGAAGTTTGGCCGGTTCGATGGCGTGTTGGCAATGGAGCAAAAATTCATTGGGTGGCTACCCCCTCTAAATGCCGTGAAGCTGCCTAAGATTTTGTTGGCTACCGATTATTTCAAGTTGGGCAACAGGGAATCTATGCTCAACAGAAGACTCAAGTGGGATGAATACAATCTCATTCTGTTTCAGACCATGCCAGAGGTTGACCTTTTTCGTGAACACTACAAAGACAACATCAAGCATGTGTACTTCCCAATGAGTGTAGACCTTGGGCTATTCTTAGACCTTTGCTGGCCCAGACCCATAGACGTTGGGGCCATGTGGAATGCTCGTGAAGACTTTTACCCGATTCGACCCCAAATCAAAGAAATATTGCTTTCAATACCCAAAGTGACCGTGTACACAACCATCGAGAGAGATTGCTTTTCTTACGTGGCCCAACTCAATAAGTGTAAGTTGTTTGTCAATGGCAATTCAATATTTGGTAATATTCAATCCCGGTTTACAGAAGTGCCCGCCACTGGTGGGCTTTTGATTACCAATTCATGCCAGCCTGATTTAGATGCTCAAGGCTGGGCAGATGGTAGGAATATTGTTCTTTACAAGGGCCTTTCCGATATGGCAGAAAGGGTAAGCTATTATCTCACCCATGGTGCTGAAAGGTCAGAAATAATTGCCAATGCAAAAGCTCTTGTGGCTCAAGCCCACAGCAATGAAGTCAGGGTAAAGCAGTTGGTGGAGTTGTTCAAATCTATTTAATGGGCACAATAGCCCAAGCAGAAAGGAGACCAATCAGAAATGAACATTGCAATCTTGACTACATTCCAAGAATTTACCCCCGGTTACTCCCTCACAGGCATCGTCAAAGACCAAGCTCGTATGCTGGCCCGACACGGTCACAAGGTCTTTCTGTACGTCAGCGAAAAGTACCATGGCGAATCGTTCTCAGATGATGTCACTCTTTGCAAAGACATCCCATTCGCCCACCTCAAAGATTACCATTCAAGAGGCGAACTGACTGAAGACCACAAGAAGACCATCACCGACACATCGGCCATGTTGATCAAGACCTTCAAAGAGAGAGGCATACAGATTGCCTTCACCCACGATTTTATCTTTACCGGCTGGTTCATGCCATATGGCCAAGGCTGTCGCATGGCAACGGCTTCTCTGCCACATGTAGGCTGGCTGCATTGGATTCACAGCATACCCTCTGTCAAGTCTGACTGGTGGCAGATCAACGAGTACGGCAAGACCCACAAGATTGTGTACCCGAACTGGACTGACCGCACCCGTGTTGCCGAACAGTACCGGGGTCTTGATGATCATGTGAGAATTATCCCCCACATCAAAGACATCAGAACTTTCTTTGATTTTTCACCTGAGACATGCCGGTTCATCGATGCTTACCCGAAAGTGATGCAATCGGATGTTGTGGCTGTGCTGCCAGCTTCGGTTGATCGGCTCTCATCCAAGCGGGTGGATAAAGTCATTCTCATCATGGGCGAGATTAAGGCCATGGGCAAGTCGGTCTGCCTTGTGGTTTGCAATCAATGGGCCACTGGCAGAAAGCAGAAAGAAGACACCAATGTTTATAGAAAGATTGGGGAAGAGAAAGCCGGTCTTGCTTCTGGCCAAGACCTCATCTTCACCAGTGATTTTGAAACCCCCAAATTCGATGTGGGCATACCCACAAAGATGATCAGAGAATTGTTTCTGTGTTCTAACCTGTTCATCTTCCCCACTCGTGAAGAGAGCTTTGGTCTGGTCGTGCCTGAAGCATGTTTGGCCGGGGGTGTGCTGCCGGTGCTGAACAAAAGCCTCACCATGCAGATGGAAATCTCTGGCTACAACGCCCTCTACTTTGACTTTGGTTCATACCACCAGCAGTGGGAAGCCCCCGGCCCCCAGTACTGGCGTGACCTTGCCCTCATCATCATGGCCAGAATGCGAGAAAACGAAGCCATCAAGAGCAAGACGTTCATGCGACAGAAATACAACATGGATAACCTCTACCGCACAGCCTACGCCCCCGTGATGCAGGAGATGCTATCGATATGCGGTTAGTCTTCTTCTACACCCAATATGGTGCCGCCGCCCCTGATAAATCGCTGCGGTGGTCGCCAGCCGATGAAACCAAGAACTTCTTTGCGGTTGAAGACGGTGGGCTTCGGTCTGAGGGCTACTTTTGGCTTCTCAAAAAGCTGAAAGAGACAAAGGTGTTCGATGAGGTTTTAATCATAATCGAGTCCAACCGAAGCCCCGGCTCAACTTATATTGAGGGCATCCCCTGTATTGTTGTTCCATTGATAGACTGCGTACATGAATTCCTACGGCCCGATGATGTTATCTGGGTGCGTGGCGGGTTCAGATCGTGGTTTGTTCATTTGGAGCAACTTAGAAAAAACGGCCATTGGCTGCTGCTGTATGCGGCCAACACCGGCAGACAGCGTTGGGGCATCTGGCATGTAATTTTGGATGATTACGCAAAAACCAGTCAGATTGATCGAGTCGGCAGACTGTGGGTGAAGTTTTACAAGCCCATCAACCCTAATATCTTTCGCCCGAAGGGATTACCCCCACTATACGATATTTGTGTTGGGGCCTCACATATTCATGACCGAAAGGGCCAATGGCGAACAATCGATGCTCTGACTTGTTATAAACAGGCCAAAAAACAAAATCTGAGGGCCGTCATGCCGGGTAGATCGTTGAGGGGGGGTAGAACCAGCCTCATACCCAAGATCGTTGAATCTGAGGGCTTAGATTTAGTTTTACCGGGTATGATAGGCCGACCTTTGCTTTGTGATATATTTAACCAATCGAAATTATTTGTTTATCTTGGCGAACATGGTCAAAATGATCGTGGGCCGCTTGAAGCTCTCTGTTGTGGCACCCCTATCATCATATCCAACCCGCGATACCATCAGAAAGAAGTTTACGATAACCCATACTGCAAGGTGGTCAGAAGTTCAGATTCTAATCAGGTTGTGGCTGCAATGGAGACCTCTTTGAAAGAAGCCCCAGACAGAAAAGCCGTAGCAGCCCATTACGAATCGATAAACGGCAGCAAGACGGTCGTTCTACCAAAGATGAGTTTTTTGTTCAAAACCATACAAGAAATCGGCAAAGTGGATGTAGTTGAACTGCACCGACGAATCAAATTAGAGGCTGACAATGGAAAGAATTAAACTCAACAACGTCTACACTGAGCGTTGGTTTCGTCTTCGACCTAAATTGAATTGGAGAACCGAAATCGTTTGTGATGCCATCTGGCAAACCTTTGGGCCTTTCAAATCCATCGTTGACTTGGGCTGTGCCATAGGCGAGTTCATTGCCCACTTTAGCCAAGTGCGCCGAATATTTGCCGTTGGTTTTGAGGGGTCAGAAAACAGTTTGACCCACATGGCCTTGGGTGCAACCATTTATCTGCATGACCTTAGAAGCCCTCTGGAATGGGGTGTACCCAAATTCGATGTCTGCATGTGCCTTGAAGTGGCCGAACACATCGAGCCGGAATATGCAGACACGTTGGTTTCAAACTGCTGTGTCATGTCGAATGTCGTACTCTTTACGGCTGCAAGGCCGGGGCAAGAGGGCCTTTGTCATGTCAATTGTCAGCCCCCGGAATACTGGTGTGAGAAGTTTGCCCGATTCAATTTTTACCGTGAACAAGGCTTAGAGTTTGAGTTCAAGCAACACATCGAAGATTGGAAGAGTAAGAAGGGCATAAAAGCCTATTATGACAACGCACTGGTGTTCAAGAAATGGACATAACCATCACCGCCACCAGAAGATCACAGATACTGAAGAAGACCCTTGAGAGCTTCAAGTCAAACCTCTTGGGCACTCTGCCGTGTCGAGTTATCATCAATGTAGACCCAGTAGGGCTTGATGAAGACCCAATGTTGTGTGTTCAGGTCTGCCACCTGTTTTTCGATGATGTGTGCTACCGCATTCAGCCCACCCCCAACTTCAGTGAAGCGTTCAAGTGGGTGTGGATGAATGTCGAAAGTCACTATGTCTTGCATCTTGAAGATGACTGGCAGCTTCTGAGAAGAATTAATCTGGCCGATATGTTGTGGATACTTCATGACGAACCCGACCTTGCCCTTTTGCGACTACCTCAATTCAGGTCTGAATCTGACAGAATGAAGAATTGGAATATATTCTTCCCTTACAATGGGGTGTACTTTGAGTGCCCTGAAAGCTTGAAAAGGTCGGTAGGGTTTTGTGGGCACCCCTCAATCATAAAAAAAGCGTTCATTGAATCGACAGCACCCCACATCAACACGAAGCTAAACCCCGAAAAACAGTTTCACCGTGGCCCAGAAGAAATAATGAAGGTTGTAGACAAATGGAGATTCGGGGTTTACGCCAAACCAAATGAACCAAATGCCATTGCCGATCTTGGTAGAAGATGGATAGTTGAGCACAAGTTGAGAAAGAAAGGCAGCAAGGCATGGTTCTTAGAATGGGAAAAGGAGACTTAAAATGAAAGCACTCATTGAAAAGTACGCTAACTACATTCACGAGATCAGGGTGAAAAGCCCAGAAGCATTTTTCACCCTGTTCGATGGTGGCAAGGATTTCAATGAAGCCAAAGCCATATCAGAGAAGACCTTCAACCGAATGTTTCTGCCCTTTGCCAAAAAATATCTGGTTGACCTGTCAGAAAAGGTCAGTCTTGACATTGGGTACGGTAGCGGCTTTCAAGTGGCCGAAGCTGGCAAGCACTTTGGTCACTCAAAAGGGGTTGATGTTCACAAAGAGGGTTCTTTTGTGTTTGACACTTTTGTGGACAAGAAGATAGGTGTGGGCACCTCTTTGATGGAAGGCCATGCCGGTGATCTGCCTGAACCAAACGACTATTGTGATTTCATTTACTCATGGGTGACGTTTTTGCATTTCCCTTCAATAGAGTACACCCGGCTTGCCTTGAAAGAGATTTTCAGGGTGCTCAAACCGGGGGGCATTGCGGTGATCTATTATTCTCGTTTGGTCAAAAGCAAGAGAAAGGAGACTCTTTCAGAGTACGAAGCCGACATCGAACTTGAGAATAAGCACGAAACCGGCTTCTCTGCCAAAGAATCCTTGACTGAAATATTTAAAAAGGGTATAGGTATTGCAAGATGGAAGATGACCGAACTTGTCAAAGAATTGGGGTTTGAGGTACTTGAACACACTTACTCAAATGATGGCGGGTTTGTTTTTGGTCAGCATGGCATAGTCATTCAAAAGCCCCCCATTGTAGAGCTTGAAGGGTTGTCAGAAGAAGAACCACCGGCCAAGCCCAAAAAGCTCATTCGCCGCAAGAAAAAATCAATCAAGAAAACTTGAAGAGGTGACTCATGCGACTATCGGTGATTATCCCTTTTTGCAATGAGTTCCCTCAAATCCTATTCACGTTGCAAAGTGTGAATCAGGCTTTGAGAGATGGAGGCTTTGATTACGAGGTTTTGGCTATCAACAACTGGTGCGACGAAGTTGCACAACAGGTGGTAGATGGAAAAAACCGAGTCGAAGACAAAGGTGCCGAAGCGGTCAAAGCCTGTGCTGGTCGTGGAAACAAGTGGCTTAGATACCTACATTACAAAGATAAGCTTTCACACTGGCAAGCAAAAAATCTTGGTGTGCAAAACAGCACCGGGGATTATCTGTGGTTCGTGGACGGGCATTGTGTTGCTGGAACTTCCATTGTCAGAATGTTGAATTTCTATGAGAAGCACCATGACGAACTCAACGGCACAATGCACTTGCCCCTCACGTACAAGATACTTGAGGATCATAGACTGATCTACAAATTGGTCTGGGTGCCAGAGACACATGAGCTACACTATTCGTTCACCACATTCAGAAACAGTTCGTCACCGTATGAGGTGCCGTGCATGTCAACGTGTGGAATGCTCATGTCTCGTGAAGTCTACAACCGTCTGGGGGGCTGGCCCGTTGAGCTTGGCATTTACGGTGGTGGCGAAAACTTCATCAACTATGCTCTTGCCACGATGGGCATGAAGAAATGGATATACCCAGACGAACCCTTGTTTCATCATGGCGAAAAGAGAGGCTATAATTGGAACTATGATGACTCTCTTCGCAATCGCTTCATCGCTTACTTCTGTGCCTGTGGTCAAGAGTTTGCAGAAAAGGCCATGTTGGGCAGCAAGGGTCGGCCCCAAACAAAGCGCAACATATTGGACGATGTCATGGCCAAGTGCTCTGAACATCGAAAGTTGATCAGAAAACAGCAGAAGTACACCATCTATGAATGGCTTGATAAATGGGGGAAAAATGCAGATAGCAGCCAGTGACATACGAACCCTGTTGAGAACCATCTGGCCCGATATTCAATTTATTTGGATGCAAGACCGAATCTACGTGAAGCCTTCTATCAATCAGGTAGAGGGCTTTCTTGTTGATTCAGGGGTAAACAAGTTGCGGTCTAATGGGGAATTGATGGACTGTGACGATTACGCTCTTTTGTTGAACGCTTACATAAAGAGAACGAGAATCGATGAGGCCGATGATCTGCCACCCGAAGACAACTTTCATTTTTCGTTTGGGGAGGCCTTTGGCCCCATTGTCAGAGGTGTTGAAACCCCCCACACTCTGAATATCTGTGTGGCCCAAGAGGGAGTCTTTCTGATTGAGCCACAAACTTATGACTACTGGCAACCCACCACTAACGATTCCATACTAATTGTAAAAATGTGAGGTAGAGAGATGAAGACTTTATTCAAAAGTTGTTTGGCCGGTTTTCTTATTTTTTCTTTGGTGGCTTGTGTGGGGCTTCAGCCACAACAGGCCCCGGCAACTGCCCCTACAAAAGATGGTGAAGTAGTCAGCCTAGAGCAGCTTGTCGAGAGAAGCGGGGCAAATGTTGTTCGGGCATTCACCTGTCTGACAGGGGGCACCACAGGCTGTCTTGATAAGATCAGCCGTACCGTGATTACCAATGGAGATATTGCCATGGTGGTCACAGGCAATATCATTTATTTTTACCAGTACAACTCATCTGCGACTGATACCGAGGCAAGCCCCACATTTATCAGGCCAGACAATTACGACACTTCGGGTGTTTGGTACTTAGTCGATGTTCGTGCCAAGGGGGTCAATACAGGCACCAGCACTACGCCGTCGATTGATTTCTACGACAGCGATGCTGCTGATGGAGACATCAACGCGAAGATTTACGCAAACTGCACAACCACTACTTCCGGTGCAGAAGTCTGTTCGGTTTATATCCAGACTCAGGGGTTGTCGGCAGAGAACGCAGCGGGGACACTAACGACTCGTCTATCCATAGACACTGCCAATGACCTGTTGGACACGACCCTTAAAATTCGCGGTGCTATTCCAATAGTCGCTGCTACCAGCACTCCGCTCAATCTCACGGCAGCAGAAGCACTAGGCTCCATTGTGTTTACATCTTATGCTGGGGCCACCACGATCAATCTGCCCGACTACACTGCGGCAAGGTCAGCTTCCAAAGCCAAGATCGGTTCGTCGGTCTGCATCTATGCTTCTGTGGCCCAGCAGCTAATCGTTGACACAGCAGCCGATGACAAGATCAGGCTTGCCGGTACGCTGGGGGCAGCGGGAGCGACAGTCACCAGTGATTCAGCGGCGGGAGACTATGCTTGCTTCGTACTGACAGATGCGGCAAGTGATGTTGGCCACTGGACGTTGTTTGGCTATGGAAAAACCGAGTGGCAGGTGCCGTAAGGGGGGACAATGAAAAAGACAACCATACTAATCTTGTGTTTATTGCTGGCAATCGCGGCCCCTGCCGTAGCTAGGATGACAGTTACTGCGGTAGGGGGTGGGGCGGTAGCTGCGGCCCCTGAAGGGGACTCCTGTACAGGTGGGCTGCTATTATCCGCGCACTTTGAAAACGCGGATGATGTTACAACCGGAGGCGGGTGCAGCGCCGGGGCTGATTCGACTTTCGCATTAACGGCGACCCAACCGACCTATTCATCCACACAGGCCAATGATGGCACATATTCACTATACCAAAATAACAGCAATTCGATAAACAGCCACGCTACAATAACCGTAACCAACAGAGACATAATTAGCGAGCAGGATGGCAAAGTTACGTTTTACATAAGGATAGGTGCCAACTTCGACGCTGATAACAGAACCTACATATTTGAAGTGAAGGAAACAGGCGACGATTTTCTTGACATTACTGGTATATATACAGGCGGAGTAAACGTATTGCGACTGCGATATTCGCGTGATGGAGAAGGTGAGGCGATGGTAAGCACTACTGCCGGCCTAACCGTAGACACATGGCACCTCGTGACCGCTGCCTGGAAGGTAAATACCAACCCCGGTCTAAGCATCAAGATAGATGCCGGATCAGCAGTTACCGGCGCGTTAAGCAACTGGCCGTGGAACACAACTCCTGTTCAGATCCAGATAGCAAAGGGCGCAGCGTCAGGCATGGACACATATTTTATGGACACGCTAAAAATATACAGCACTTCGGGGTTATAGTTATGAAACGACTGTTTGCGTGTTTTATATTCCTCGTCTTGCTGGTGCCTACTCTATCACAGGCGACAACGTACTATGTCAACTCTGGATCAGGCTCATGCTCTGATTCAAACGCGGGTACGTCTTCCGCTGCTCCATGGTGTACTCTGACTAAGGGCTGTCAAACTGCGGCGGCTGGCGATACGGTATATGTATCTGCCGGTACGTATTCAGCGGCAGGGTCGGGAGATAGAAGGATCCCCGCTTTCAACCCATCGAATAGTGGCACTTCAGGGGCATATATCACATTCCAAGCGGTAGGGACTGTCAACCTTACACTAAGCTCCGGCATGGGCCCGGTCTATGGAGCATTTACACGCAATTACATTATTTGGGATGGGTTTACAACCAACGAAAACGACCACTCTTATTATGATGGAGAGCCGCATCTTGCCACGGCTTGGGACTCAACCTACATCGAGTTTCGCAACGCAATTTTTATTGGTCATGTGAATACATACACACTGGCAGACCGCAACAGGTCAGCTATACGATTTGAGGCGGCGAGAAATTGTCGGGTTTACAACTCAAGTTTCACTCATTTTTTAGGGACTGACGAAAACAACGCTGCGATATATTTATACGACAATGCTGACATTTTAGTCGAAAACAATTATTTTTATCAATGCTACAATTCATTATGGGCAAAGGGGTCATGGGCAGCGAGAAATAACGACCGCACAATTTTTCGGTACAACTGGGTAGAAAGTGCGTCAGAGTTGGGAATCCGTATAGGGTACATTGCCCGAAGTTGCAGAATATACCAAAATGTTTTCGTCAATATGAAATTTGGAATGGAGTTGACCGCTACTGCTGATTATGTGGGACGGTCAGACGATAATATATTTGCGAACAATACACTTTACAACCTATCCCAGTTTGGCCTCAAGGTGCATGGTAACGCCAACGACTACGGTACATTTTACAACAACATAGTAGTGAGTGGGACATTGGGGGCATCGGGCAGCTATCACGATTCCGCTCCTGGGGTACACGTTTTCGATTATAACGTCTACTACAACAATACAAATCAATGGTATGGCGGTGGGACACAAACATGGTCATATTGGCAGTCTACATGGGGCAAGGATGCACATGGACAAGTTGCCAATCCTAATTTCGTTTCTGCCGGTACAAAAGACTTCAGGCTACAAGCCGGATCTCCTGCTTTAACGGCAGGCCGAGACATTTTAGACTTAGACGGTGATGGATCGACAACCGACACCATCCCTGCGGGTGCCTACATCACCGGGAACGAAGTCATAGGAATATCATCTGGCCCTGATACAACCGCTCCCACAGTTACCAGCGCATCCATTGGGACAAACGGCACAACGATCACGGTGAATTTCAGCGAAACTGTTGTCACAACCGGCTACGACAACGGGGACTTTGATTTAGATTGCGCCACAGCTGGATCAGGCATCTCGCTCAACTCAATCAGCGGGTCGGGGAGCTCCCGCACGTTTACAGCGGCTGTGCAAATTGGGTATGGTGATGTTTGTAACCTTGATTATATCGGAGGGGCAGACGAAATAGAAGATTCTGCTGGGAACGACCTGGCTGCATTCAGCAATCTCGCAGTCACCAACAATGTCCCCGCTCCAGATGGAACACCCAACCAGTTCACGTTCACCGATGTCACCGGAGCTTCACGCTCAACTGTTTATACCTCAAACACCATCACCGTAGCTGGCATAAATCAATCAGTGGCTGTTTCTATTACAGGGGGGACATACAGCAAGAATGGGGGAACCTATACCAGCAGTGCTGGCACGGCGGTTCTTGGGGACACTTTTGCTGTTCGCCAAACTTCAAGTGCATCTTATTCCACGACAACGAATACTGTGTTGACCATTGGTGGAGTGAGCGACACCTACTCAGTGACCACCATCGCGGAGTCGGGTGATGTAATTTCCCCTGTCTGCACGATCACCTCACCAACCAGCAACTCCACCTACTCCACCAGCAGTTCGACAATCAACATGGCTGGAAGTGCGTCGGATGCTGTCGGGGTCACAAGCGTCACATGGGCAAATGACCGTGGTGGCTCTGGGGTATGCACCGGCACGACCTCATGGAGCAAGACTGGGATAACACTCTACTCCGGGGTCAATGTGATTACGATCACCGCCTTTGATGCTGCAAATAACCAAGGCACTGATGTCTTGACTGTCACCTATACTGAAGGGGGAAGTGGGGTAGAAACAGGCAATACGCTAAAGGGTGTGATTTTAAGGGGTGTACGAAGGTGATATGAAAAATGACAACTTCAACCACCTCTATCCCATTTAAAGATGAAGACACTGAATTTCAATCTGATGATGTTTTATTCAGGCCCCATATATCTTCAACGAGCACAAGTTCGACTTCCACAAGCACCAGCACATCAAGTTCAACGGTAAGTTCTTCATCATCATCAACCACCATGACCCTTGGGGTCACTCAGACGGTTGACGTTTTTTTCAAAGATGAGGATGATAAATGGCAAGATGAAGATGTTTTCTGGGAACCCCATGAAGGTGCCGGGGTTTTAACGACTTCATCCACGACCACGACCACGACCAGTTCAAGTTCAAGTTCAAGTTCGTCTTCAAGCACGACCACGACCACCACAACGACCACTTCTACCAGCACCACAAGCTCAAGCAGTAGCTCCACCAGTTCGACGGCTTCAACCGTAAGCACCAGTTCAAGCTCTTCAAGCTCAAGCTCAACAGCCTCCACCTTGTCTACCACGACAAGTTCAAGCTCAAGCAGTTCCACAACGACAACAACCAGCAGCAGTTCCACCAGCAGCAGTTCAAGCAGTTCCACAACGACCACAAGTTCAAGCAGCACCAGTTCAAGTTCTCTTTCCACCACAAGTTCAAGTAGTACGAGTACCAGCACGACTACTACAACCACTTCAACGTCAAGCACGAGTAGCACAAGCAGTTCTTCCACGACTACGACCAGCACATCAACTTCTACGAGCAGCAGCAGCAGCACATCGAGTTCCACAAGCAGCACATCTACCAGTACGAGTTCGACCAGTACGAGTTCGTCTTCCACCAGTTCTACGGCTTCGACTCTTTCCACGACAACCACCAGCACGAGTTCTTCTAGTTCAAGCTCTACCGCTTCAACCTTGTCAACCAGTTCGACCACATCCAGTTCTTCGACATCAACTGTTCCACCCTTAACCACGTACAGCACTACAAGCTCAAGCAGCACAACGACTTCGACCAGTTCAAGTTCGTCATCGAGTTCAAGCACGGCTTCAACCTTGTCAACCAGTTCAAGTTCATCTTCTACCAGTTCAACAGCCTCTACCTTGTCAACCACGACAAGTTCAAGTAGCACCAGCAGCAGCACCAGCAGCAGCACATCCACCACATTTTCAACGAGCAGCAGCAGCACCACAACTGGTTCCACATTTACCACTACGACAAGCTCAAGTTCATCGAGTTCGTCTTCCACTACCACAACAAGTTCAAGCTCATCTAGTTCAACAAGTTCATCTTCGGCAAGCACAACGAGTTCAAGTTCATCGAGTTCGTCTACCACCAGTTCCACATTTACCACCACCACAAGCTCAAGTTCATCGAGTTCAACACTTACCACTACGACCAGCTTTTCATCGACAAGCTCATCGAGTTCCACATTCAGCACCACTTCAAGTTCGACTTCGACCAGTTTCACCAGTTCATCATCGAGCAGCACGAGTTCATCCACATCGACCACAACCACAACCTTGTCAACCACGACTTCAAGTAGTGGCTCAACCACTACCAGCACAACCGGCTCAACTACTACTACATCATCCACCACGCTATCAACAACCAGTAGTACTTCATCCTCAAGTAGCTCAACTTCGTCATCGAGCAGCACGACTAGTAGTAGCTCAACAACAACAACGACTCTCCCATACTGTTATTGGGATGACGATTTTACTGGCACGGATAACGACCCACCCAATGCTGACAAATGGACAATAAGCAAGTCAGGTAGTGGGGAATACCCATACATACTATCAAACAAGTTACGGTGCTTGGGTGCCAACAGTACAGGCACCTCAATTGCTTACTCTAAGGCACGTTTGCCGGGTGCTTTTGATATTCGTGTGTCTTTTTCTGCTGTTTTAACGAGCAATACAAATTCTTATCTACAACTGCAACTGGGTGGCAGTATCATAATCAGGCTTAGAGGTATTTCTGGGTCATTTGGGTATGAATATTATAACGCTGGTGCAATCGCCACAGGCAGCAATACTGGTAAGTTCAGAGTTGTAAGAGATGCTTCTAATTTGGTAACTGTTTTTTATTGGAATAGCACATTGTCACGATGGGAGTGGAATGGCAATGTAAGTGGCAGAAGTAATGGCACAATAAGTGGTTCTGTTTCTCCAAGTCTTGTTCTTAATTCGGCATACGGTGGGTTAGGTACAGAAAATCGTGTCGATTGGGATAATTTTTATATTTGGGATGGTTGTGAGTCTGTATTAACTTCAACCACGACCACCTCTTCATCGTCAAGTTCAAGCAGTACATCCACTTCAAGTACGACTAAATCAACAATGTCTACGACCACGACCACATACGCCGGTTTGGTCATGGGGTCGGTTTGCTACGGGCACGACACAGATGTTGAAGAGCTTTGGGTTCGCAATTTTACTGATAATTGGTCTGGCTCTGGCGAGATCACAGGTTCTGGTGATGCTGAAGCCATTGAACTGCACGAAGGCGACAGCATGGAAATGAACGTACCTTGGCGAGTGAGTGACACCAGAAAACGGGTTGTGATTCGCCAGAACAAATATGGCTCTGGAGATAATGTTGTGGTAAAATATAAAAAAGGGGAAACCATATCAGAGTGCAACGCTGACACTTGGCACACGTACACAGGCCCATTTCATCACATGGGGTACATCAGGCTAAGAGTGGAGAAATAGGGTGAACGCAACCAGAAATCACATACTGGAGGAAACATGAAAAGAGCATTGTTTACGCTGAACATCAACGACTACTGCCCAGCGATTCGGGAGATCACCTACCCATTGTTTAAGTACTATGCCGGTAAGATCGGCGCGGAGTTCATCGAAATCACGGGGCGCAAATTTCCAGAGTGGCCGGTGGTGTACGAGAAGTTGCAAATACATCAGCTTGGCAGAAAGTATGATTGGTCTATCTTTTTCGATGCTGACGCTATGGTGCATCCTGAGTGCATCGATTTTACTTGGTTGCTGCCTGCAGGAAGTGTGCTGCACAACGCGGTCGATATGGCTGCGGTGCGCTTTCGCTACGATGAGTTCTTCGCCAAGGACGGACGGAACCTTGGCACTACGGGATGGTTCTCTGCCTCTCACAAGGACGCAATAGACTTCTGGCGACCAACCGACCAGACCGTGCAGGAAGTGCTTGACTGCTGCCGCTTGACGGTTGGGGAGCGCAATAGCGGATTGATGGACGATGGGCATCTGGTTGACGATTACGTTAAGAGCCGCAACCTTGCCCGATATGGATTCCCACACACAATAGTTAAAGAACTGTTGCCTAAAGTGGGATTAGGTGAGGCTGAATTTTTCTGGCATTCGTACAATATCACAGATGCTGAAAAGATTCAGAAAATGCAAGAAACTGTTCGGCGTTGGCAAGTACCCAAAGAGATAATGAATGGGTAACAACACTTTCAATACTGCCGGGACTTTTACCTGGACTGCTCCAGTCGGTGTCACGTCCGCTCAAGTTGAGGTTTGGGCGGGTGGTGGTGGCGGTGCGACTGCCCGGTATGGCAACGCCAATAGCTCATCTGGTGGTGGCGGTGGTGGCGGTTACTCCCGTTCAAATGTCACGGTTACGCCCGGAAACAATTACACCGTGGTCGTGGGTGCTGGCGGCATAGGGGCGCAGGCCAACAATGCCAACGGCAACAACGGTGCCAATTCATCTTTCAACAACGGTGAAGTCCTTGCGCGGTTTGGCGTGCGAGGCTTACGAAACAACACGGGTGGTGCCGGTGGTGCTGCTGGGGTCGGAACCGTAACCTATACGGGTGGTGCCGGTGGTGCAACGGGTGGCGCGAATGGCGGCGGCGGTGGAGCATCAGGGTTCCCAAGTGGCAATGGCAACAATGCCTCTGCACAGATAGAAGGCGCTGCCGGTGCGGGTGGTGGTGCGGGTGGTGCTGGTGGTTTGACAGGCAGCAGAAGCGGCGGTGCGGGTGGGTTCCCCGGTGGTGGCGGTGGTGGTGGGTATGCTGGTAACAACGCTACCACTTTTGGTGGGAACGGCAACGTCGGGCGAGTCTTTATTACATGGGTGGATGCTACTAGTAGTAGCACAACAACCACTACCACTTCTACGTGCAGTAGCAGCAGTTCTTCAAGCACAACTGGCTCGACTACCAATTCTACCACATCAACTTCAACAAGTTCATCAACGTCATCCACAATGTCAACGGTCACAATCTCAGTTTCCTACGAATCAGATGTGACCTTTGTTGACGGTGATGTGAAATTTGAACCGACAGAAGACACAATTTTTGAAAAACATTTAACGACTAGTTCAACAGCCACGACCACAAGTTCATCGTCTACCAATACCAGCAGTACGGCAACCATAAGCACGACTTCTTCCACGGCTTCAAGCTCAACCACTACAAGCTCGATTACAAGTTCAACATATTCCACTGTTTCGATCTCGGTTGTCTATGAAGCTGAAGTCACTTTTGTGGACGGTGACGTAGAGTTTCAACCCACTGAAGATGTTATTTTTGAAAAACACCTGTCTTCATCTTCAACCACTTCAACAACTATCACTACAACCAGTACGAGTACAGGTTCCACCACCTCAAGTTCATTGACCACCACCACCAGCACAAGCAGTTCTTCATCAACCAGTTCGACGTTTTCTACAACGAGTTCGTCTATAACCACAAGTTCTTCCACCACAAGCAGCACCGGCAGCAGCACGAGTACCAGCACTTCGACTTCAAGCTCAAGTAGTTCATCAAGTTCCACTTCGTCTACGGCTTCAACTATATCCACCACGACGAGCACAAGTCAGTCCACTTCTACCAGCACGAGTACGTCATCCTCAAGCTCTTCTTCATCGAGTTCAACGGCTTCAACCCAATCAACCACAACCAGTTCATCGTCTTCGTCTTCGTCATCGAGTTCGACTATCTCAACAATTTCAACGACCACATCTTCCACAGCCTCAACTTTATCGACTACTACCAGTACCAGCACGAGCAGCAGTTCATCGAGTTCCACTTCATCAACTGCCTCAACCTTGTCAACCACCACAAGCACGAGTTACTCCACCACCACGAGCACAAGCTCAAGTTCATCGAGTTCATCATCCACAAGCTCAACGGCTTCGACCCTTTCAACCACCAGTACGAGTACGTCAAGCTCAAGCTCTTCGACTGCCTCTACGCTTTCTACCACCAGCAGTACCAGTACATCTACCTCCACGAGCACTAGCACAAGTTCATCGAGTTCATCTTCGACCAGTTCTACTGCCTCTACCATTTCAACCACCACAAGCAGCAGCACGAGCACGAGTAGCAGCACCACCACGAGCAGCAGTACGTCATCGTCATCATCTTCCACAGCAAGCACCTTGTCAACCACGACAAGTACCCATACAAGCACAAGTTCATCCACCAGCACGAGCAGCAGTTCGTCTTCGTCAACGTCATCTACGGCATCCACACAATCAACAACCAGCACGTTTACCACAACCTCTACCTCTTCAAGCTCAAGCTCGACATCGACCACAGCTTCAACTTTGTCCACGACTACGAGTACCAGTTCAAGTTCTTCAAGCAGCACATCATCTACCGCTTCAACCAGTTCAACGACGAGTAGTTCTACCAGTTCAAGCAGTTCATCGTCTTCCACCAGTTCCACGGCTTCGACTATATCTACCATAAGCACGACCAGCAGCACATATCCAGGCGATACAAGCTCGTCAACTACCAGTACTTCAACCACCACCAGTACGTCATCATCGAGCCGTTCATCCACGGCCTCAACACTTTCTACCATATCGACCACAAGCACAACCAGTACGTCCACCTCAACGAGTTCAAGCAGCAGCACTTCGTCAACAGCATCAACCTTGTCTACTACGACAAGCAGCAGTTCGTCTTCTTCGTCTTCGACGGCTTCAACCCTTTCGACCAGTTCATCTTCCACCAGTTCTACAGCCTCAACTATTTCGACCAGTTCATCCTCTACCTCTTCGACAACCAGCACCTTTTCAACCAGTTCATCATCGAGCAGCACGAGTTCATCCACAGCCTCAACCCTTTCAACTAGTTCGTCATCAAGCAGCACAAGTTCTTCTACAGCCAGTACCCTTTCAACCACTTCATCATCTACGACAACAACGAGTTCCAGCAGCAGTTCATCGTCTTCGACAGCTTCAACGATCAGCACGATTTCAACAACGAGTAGTACATATCCAGGTGAGACAAGTTCCTCTACCACTTCGACTTCGACCAGCACGAGTACCAGCACTTCGTCATCGAGTAGCTCCAGCACCACGGCCTCAACCCTTTCGACCACGACAAGTACAAGTACCACATTTTCGACCACGACCAGTTCAAGTTCATCCAGTTCAAGTTCAACAGCCTCTACCTTGTCTACTACGACAAGCACGAGTTCTTCATCTTCGTCAACAACGTATTCCACCCTTTCCACAACCAGTAGCAGCACCACAACTTTAACCACCACTTCAAGTTCGTCTTCAAGCTCTTTTTCAAGCACAAGTACCCACAGTACAACTACAAGCACCAGTTCTTCCACTTCAAGTACGACAGGTTCGACGTTCTCTACGACGAGTTCAAGCACATCGACTTCTACCAGTACGAGCAGTTCAAGTTCTTCTTCGTCATCCAGTTCAACGGCTTCAACCATTTCGACTTCTACCGGGTCAACGACCTGTACTTCCACCAGTACGAGTACGTCAAGCTCAAGCTCAACATCGACCACGGTTCTTGTGGCTGAGTACATTCTTGATGATATTAGTATCGGTTTGTCGAACACCACGACCACAACTACCACTTCATCTTCAACTACCACAACAAGTTCATCTTCGACCAGCAGCACGAGCACAAGCTTCTCCACTACGACCAGTACGAGTACGTCTTCATCGAGTACCAGCACGACATACTCCACCTTGTCAACCACGACAAGTTCAAGTTCAACCAGCACAAGCAGCACCACGACCACAACGAGTTTCAGCACCACGACAAGCACCTCAACTTCAAGCTCGACCAGCACCAGCACATCGAGTTCAAGTTTCAGTACGACAACCTCTACTTTTAGCAGTACCAGTTCATACACCACCACGACCAGTTCAAGCACGAGCACGAGCAGTTCTACTCTTTCGACTACCAGTAGCTCCACCACGACCACGAGTACAAGCAGCACAAGTTCTTCATCAACCACGGTTTCGTCTTCAAGCTCTACCAGCACGAGCAGCACAACGGTCAGTTCATCTTCCACTACAACGACTACTCGATTGGGGTGGACAAGTACTTCAACCACGACCACCACAACCTCATCGAGCTCCACTTCATCGAGTTCAAGCTCGACAGCCAGCACGAGTTCAAGCTCAACAAGCTCGACCAGCACCACGACCACCACCAGCACGAGTTCAAGCTCATCGAGTTCGTCAAGCAGCACTTCCACCACCAGCACAAGCTTGTCTTCGACCAGCAGCAGCAGTACCACCAGCACAAGCACAAGCTCATCATCATCCAGTTCAACGGCTTCAACAACCTCTACGACTACTACAAGTTCAAGTTCGTCTTCATCGAGTTCAACGGCTTCGACAAGCTCTACATTCACCACGACCAGTTCAACGGCTTCATCGAGTTCGACCTATTCATCCACCACCACGAGTTCGTCAACGACTTCAACCTCATCGAGTTCAAGCACTACGACCACCTTTGCCCCGGTTGAGTGGGCTTGGGGTGAGGCGGCGGCAAACACCATACTCGACATAGGTGATCTTAGAACCTATCGAATTGTTATTCCACCTGAATATATTCGTCGGTCAGGCAACTATATTCAGGTCTTTATCAAAGGCTCTGCGGTTGCAAGTTCCCCCTTCACTATTCAAAATATGTATGTGGGTCATGCCAGTGCAGCTTCAGGTGCTGATCCATACGACTTTGATGGCAGTCAGGTACAAGTCACATTTAACGGGTCTGCCAGCAAGACCTTTGATTTTAACGAAACGGGCTACTCTGATCACGTTTATTTTGACCTGAGTGCAGACAAGCCCATTGTTGTGTCGGCTTTTGTTCGATGCACGGCTGTCAGAACGGTCTACGCTTCTCTGAGGGGCCAGTTTGGTGCCTACCACTACTATAAGAGAAACGTCGATGATGCAGCCGGTACAAATGTTTTTGGGTACACAGGGCCGATTAATAGTGCTCCATTCGTGTTCGGCATACTGGCCCCAGCAACTTACTCGACCACGACTTCAACCACGACCACAAGTTCAACGGCTTCTACATCAAGCTCGACCAAGACCACTTCTTCTGGATGGACTACTACCAGTAGCTCCACCATGTCAACAACTTCTACCACGTACTACGTGCCCGATGCCGACATTGGCTTTGAGCATGAAGACATAACCTGGACATTTAGGCACGAATCAGTTGACTCAACATTCACGCATGATACAATTAGTTCAACATGGACGGAGGTGGTAGAAGTGAGCGACAGAAAGCCAGCGTTAGAAACCATTTACAAGCAGCCCAATGAGTCTTACCCGATCTACGCAGATTATGTGGATGTTCTCGTAACAGACGAAGACCTTGAAATAGAAGAATGCACGGTAACTGTTGTCGATTCAGCCGGTACGGATGTCACAACAGAAATGGTTCAGGGGCTTTCGGTTCAAGATGTGACCAAGCTCAAGACCCAATTGAAACCGGCTGGGGCTGTGGCTTCTTCACCTTACAAGATCACATTCAAGGCAGTCACAAGCCTTGACAATACTTACGAGATCGATGGTAAATTGAGGGTGGTGGATCTATGATTGAATCAGATCACATACTAGAAGCCTTCAAGATCAACCCTGCTATCGTGGCGTTGTTGATTGTCGTATTGCTGTTGTACCGACTTCTCAGAAACAAAGACTTGGTGCTTCAGCGCATGGTTGAAGTCTCAAAGGGGGATTCAGAACGGTATGGTAAGCTCATCACATTGCTTGAACTGTTAATTTACGACAAAGAAAAACAAAGAGGGGGTGAGTAGCCATGAGTGGAGTAATCTCAAGAATAACCAAAACGATAGTATCTACTTTTACACATCAAGAGATTGTCAACACAATTGAAAAACTTGAGAAGGAACGTCATGAGTATGACATTCGCATCACCAATCTGACTCGTGCCACTCTTGATGGGGATGAGTCATGGATGAAGAAGGTTGTCAAAGAAGACCCTAACTGTGCTTTGAGAATAATAGAGGAGTGTGGTAAGAGTGATTCGTGAGATATTATCCGACCCGTGCTTTCTTGTCTATTCTGCCATTGTGATCGTGGCCCTCTACGGGTTTTGTTTATTTCTCTGGTGGTGGAAAAAGGTAGGCCAAGCCAGTGAGATTTATATCTACTTTACCATTCTGTTGCTGTCAGAAGCCATTTACAATTTCTTTAATGCACTTGCCCGGTACTTCAGAGACACCAATGACATTGAATTGTACTGGTCATTGATGGATAGTCCTATTTGGGTGCTTAGGGCTGTGTTTCACCTATTGGTTCTTTCGACCATTATTGGTTGTGTTACCGTCAGGGCAATCAAAACCACGAGAAAAGCTAATCGCTTTAAAGTGGAGGAAGATGATGTGCCAAATACTAATCGTTGAAGACGAACATAGCATACGAGAAATTGTAGAAGATTTTATCCGGCCCCTAAAATTCAAATTCAAATCGACTTCAAACGCGATTGAGGCTCTTCTGTGCCTTGATAAGTACAAGACCATTCGCATCTGCCTAATTGATCTGCATCTACCCGGTCTGGATGGTCTAACTCTCTGCCGAAAAATTCGGTGTGCCGACCCCATGATGGTGTGCATAGCCATGACCGGCTTTTCAACCCTGTTTTCTCTGGTAGAATGTCGGCAGTCGGGCTTTGATGATATTCTGTATAAACCGTTCAACTACCACATATTCAAATCTGTGCTGTTAGAGTACGATGCCCGTGTGAACCGTTGGGCAAAATCAAAATAGGAGGTGTTCCCATGAAAAAGCTTTTGATCGTTTTGTGTTTGGTCGGGTTTGTGGCAGGGTGCAATGGACTTCAGATCAACCAAGATGAGGCCATGCTGACGGCAATCGAACTGGGGGGCTACAACTTGGGCTACTACGTGGGCAAAAGCAAGACCGATGCCGATGACATTGCCATAGCCGATGCCTACAAGCTGGCCCGAACCGGCACACTTTCGCCTCAAGAAGTGGCCGAAGCCTTTGCCAAGCTGAAGATCGAAAACCCACAGTTGGCGGGTAGTCTCCAAATTATTCTTATCAACATGGGGGCGGCGATTGACCCAACCACGGGGGCCTTGATTAGTTTGTCTGGCATACCCGTTGAGTATTGGGATCGTGCTGCCAGAGGCTATGTCGCTGGCTACGCTTTTGGCAAGGTAGGTCAGAAATCCATTCGGGTCAGTGCTGTCAAAGCCGTGATGCCGAAGAAATGAGGTGAGGGCTATGAGGGATATTCTTGCGGTACTGAGCATTGCAGGGTTCATTGCCGTTTCGATTCTCTGTCTGCTGGCGGCGAAGTTCGGCCAAGAGTGGGCTTCAAAAATGATGGATACCATTGTGCCCATGGTGGTTCAATGCTGGATAATCAACTTCACCACGCTTTTTCAGTTTCACTACGGCACGAGTTCAGGCAGTCAGCGCAAGACCGATGAGTTGGCACGAATCATCAAAGAGATCATGGTGGTGAAAGAATCAAACGGTGAGGGTATTATTCAGTTGACCGATGAGGTAAAGAAATAAAAAGGCTCACCCCCCGAAGGCGGTTCATCTGTGCTGCCTTCTCCCAGATAGGCCCGGTGTAACAACCGGGCCTATTCTCATATTATCTCCTTCTCTTCGGCCAACCAACGGGGTATGCTGATTTCCCAGTCTCGGCCTTTTATTCGGGTCATGTTTAGTATCTGGCTTTTTGCTATCCAGATTTTGTTCAAACCATCAAAAAACAAGTAGGCGTATTCGGTTTCGTGTTTCATTTCAGCGATGAAGTCCACACCCGCGTCATTGTGTATCATTTTCGTTTCACCAGCCTTTTCACTTTGGTTTCAGGTTTATTACCTACGATTAACCGTAAGCGGCTCTTGATGCCGTCATGATCGACTGACCATGCCCGGTCTGCTATCTCTGCAAGCTCTGGCTCGTGTGTGACCATGATGATTTGAAAGCCCAGCCGGTGACTGATTTCTTTTATCATTCGGCCAGCCCTCATGAGAAGATCACCCTTGCCGACGAACTTCATGGGTTCATCCAACACAAAGACATTTCGGCTTCTGGGGTTCTCAAGGTGCCAGAGTACAACCCTGAACGCAAAGCTGATCAGGTCGATGATGCCCCCACCCAATTCATCTTTGGGTTCGTACTCGTTGTCGCCCTCAACCACTACGGGCTTGCACTCAAACTTGTTGCGCTTCTGTTCAAAGATGAGCTTGAATTGGAATGGCCTTTCTTCAAATACCGCACGTATGGCAGATGTGACCAGCGATTCGACCTTGACCTGAAAGTTCTTTTGGGTTTCTTTGGCTATCTCAGCGAGTATCCACCGTGCCTTGGTGTAATTCTCTGAGTCGGCCTTTAGCTGCTCGACCTTGGCTTGCATCTCTTTTCGCTGTGAGATGAGCAAAGCTCGTTCGGCTTTCTTCTTGGTGATGATGGTTTCAAGCTCAGTCAGATTCAAGTGCTGCCTCTGCTTTCTTGAGCAAGGTTCTCTGCTCCGAATCGAGTGCCGACAGTTCTTTGTCGATCTTGGCAAGCTCTTTCTCGGCTGCTTTCAGGTCGGGTATGCCCAGCGCATGAAGCTCTTTCATGAGGCGGTTGTATTCAGCTTCTGCCACAGCCACTTTGGTCTTGGTGTCTTCGTAGCGTTTCTTGAGTTCTTGAATGTTCACTCTACCTCCTTATCGTACCGGCTCATCACCTCTTCAAGAATGTTGCAGACGGTTTTATCGATTTTGTTTTTCTTGAGAAAGGTGTGAATGTTGTCAACTAAGTTGGCACCGACTTCCATCTTATCGTCACGTACTGCGGCGATGAAGGTTTGCAGCATGGTGTCTGATTCAACGCTTGATTCGATGTGCTTGCGGCTGAGAACGCTCTTGGCCGGTTTGTGGGGTATCTTGCCTCTTGAGAGCTTCTTGGTTTCGGTGTCGTAGACGTAGAAGCAGGGTTCGTGGCTGAAGTTGTAGTGAGAGGCCTCCTTTCTCATCATGGGGCCGGTGTTGACCAGATACCGGCCTTTGTCTGAGAAATAGAAATGCCGGTGAATGTCGGCACAAAGAATCAGATCGTAGGCTTTGTTGTCATGCAAGAACTTCTTGGCATCATAGAACTGCTGGCCGGGGTACAGGGCAATGTCTGAAACGGTGGCATGGGCAACCAGAATGTTGAGCTTGTGCTTGTTTATTAGTTTGGGCATTTCAAAATCAGGGTTGAAACTGACCCCATTTATATTGAATGTGTCTTCGTGACTGTGAGGGTATTGATTCAGAATCTTTACCAGATTGTTCTTGGCAAGCACCCCCATGGAGGTGTACTCACGATTCTCAACAGAATACATATAAGTGTCGTGCTGACCATAGACGCAAGCAACCTGAACGGGGTACTTTTTTAAAAGTTCAATGACATCCAACAGAATGAACCAATCTCTCGGCTTGTCGAACAAGTCCCCCGCTTGCAAGATCATGGCGTTTATTTTTTGGGCATACTTCAGCACGTACTCAAACTTTCTGAGACAAGTCTTGCGGTAATCATCCAACCTACCGATGGGTATCTTGCTTGACAGGTGAACGTCTGACAATAGTATCAGTTTCATTTCTTTTTCTCCATTGATTTTCTATAGTACCCTGTCCAATGTCCAGATTTTAACATACTCAACAAAAGCATATAGGGTTCATGAACATAAAAACCGTGGTCTGTGTAGAATTTGGCGGTCATGTCGGCAATGGAATATTTTACATGAGCTATATTATTCAAAAAACAATGTTGGGTACGTTCAAGCACTCTTAGAATGTGATCTAATTTTTCACTTTTCTTGATTTTCTTTAAAGTAAGAGTCATAGCCAAAATTGAAAAGCCGTGAAAAATGTGAATGAAAGCATCTTGGTACTCTCTGGTTATGGGTATGTTATCTTCCCAATCTTTTTCGTCAACAGCAAATTTGACTTTGTGGTGGTCAAGTTGCCTCAACAAAACTACAAGGTCTGGTTTGTTTGTGACTCGCAAGTAGGTGACATTGCCTTCCCAAAAGAAATGCCACAATGGGTCAAATCGTAAATAATCTAAATAGAGGGTTTTCAGAATTTTTACATTTTTTACATTTGACGGTTTGAAATTAAACAAAACAATTCTTCTGAGCTTTTTCATGATTCCCCCATGATTTTGTCGATGACCTTATCGGTGATGGGCTGCATACAGGTGGGGCATTGTTTGAATTGGTGCAGTCCTTGCTTCAGTTGCTGCTTGCATTTGTCAAGAAAGGTTTGGGCTGTCATGTAAAATTTGTATTGATTTAGGGTTTGGGTGATGATTTTCGATTTTTGGGCCAGAGAAACCCTTTGGTCTTCAAGAAGAACCAACTTCTCGATTGGTTGTAGGGCAGATTTAAGCCGTTGGGCTGTCTGGTACGCCTTTAGAGCAGATCGTGCAACCTTGGCCCTCTCAGAGAGTTGTTCAGCTTGGTCAGTGACTAAGTTCAGCTTGTCTAAAATATCCTTTAAACCAGAGACTACTGAATTGAACTTGATGAAGTCCCCTGATTTATCATCTATGTCAGATACTAAGTATGTGATTTTACTTTTTAATTCACTCAATTCCCCTATTCGGTCATTGATTTTTTTGCCCCTGTCAAGCAGGGGCTGAAGGTCTACAAGTACCCGATATGATTTTATCTTTTCGCCAGAAGCTTCAATCTCAGCTTCTAATCGGTCTTTTTCACGGTTGATGGAATTAATTGAAGATGTCAGGTCAGAAACCCAGTTATCGACCATTTCAAGCCGGGTGATGCGGTTGATGGTCTTGGCAACCTCACCGGCAGATGATGTGACTAAGAAGGGTTCATCCAACTGTTTCTGCACATTCAGTTCAGACACCCGCAAGGCTCTTTGAACCATGTCGGGTATGTCTCTACCAATCTTATCGAAGACCGAATCGTTGATGGCATACGAATTTATCTTTTCGTCTTTGACATGCCAAATGCGGTCCCCCTCTGCGGTTTCGATCATGACCTTTGTGGCACCCTTGGCAAAGGTGCTTCTGATTCTATCCCCCGATGGGCGGTTGTGCAGCAGCCAGTACAAGGCCCTCAAGATGGCTGTCTTACCACTTTGAGAAACCCCTGTGATGACATTCACCCCAGCGTCAAGATTCAGTTCGGTCTTTTCGTGAGATTGAAAATTTTCGATGACGAGTTTTTTCAGCATGTGAAATATATCCCACCATAATAGAGGGCTTTGATTGCCGGTTTGCTCTTCCATGCTTCTAAGTGTTTTTTGAGTTCGGTGATCATTCGCCGGTCTTGAACGAAACCGAAGCTTTCAAAGGTTTCGGTTATCAGTTTTTTGTCTTCCCCACCATAGCCGATCAGAACTCGTGTGGAATGACCAAATATGTTATTTGCCAAGCCCTCAAGCTTGTGCAATGGGATAAATCTCAAAACTTCAATACACAAAGCCAAGTCGAATTGGGTTTGGGTGTGTAGCGGTTCGGTTATGTCGCTGATGAAAATGGGTGTTTCAGCTTCTGCCCAGTCAAATAGTTCTTCGGAGTTGTCTATGCCTATGCTTGGGATGCACAAGTCGTTGAAGCCTTGAACCAGATCACCAATGGAACACCCAAAGTCGATGACCGATGTTGGGTGAAAGGTCTGCTTGATGGCAGAGCAGATGATGGGTGCTCTCCACGCCAAGTATCTACGCTTTCTAAAGTAGGCAGAATTGAACATGGAAAGCACCCCCCTCTCACCGTCTACTTGATCTTGGCACGACGATCTTGAATCTCGGCCCGAATCGCCTTGGCCTCTTTCATGACCGCAGCCAAGTTGACCCTGATGTGGGTGGCAGAAGCCTTGGCCCCATGCTCACCCTTGTCGAACTTCTCTGCCCACTTTGCCATTTCGGGGTTGTTGACCATGTTGGCCAATTCACCCAACTGTTGATAGATGCTCTTCTTTGCCATTAACACTTACCTCCTTTGTCTTTGCCTTTCTTGGGTTTGTTTTGTTTGCCTTTGCCTTTTGCCATGGTGTGTGGTGCCCTCCTTCTTACGAGAAAATCCCCCAATTGCATTGTTCTTCAGAACCGACAATGTTGGGGGTCTGTGGGTGGTGAACTGAAGGCAAGATAGACCGAATGGCACTGTACCATTCGGTGTAGGTCTTGGGCTTGATTGCCTTCAGGCGATCTATCGAAAAGTAAGTGAACGCCCCATTCGCCCTATTGCCGAACCAAGCATCATAGCTGTACTCGGTGTCTTGGCAACCGGCCAACAGCAGGGCAGGGGTTTGAGATATGAGAAGTTTAACATACCCACTCTGACGAAAGTTGATTCGATGTGGAGGCAAACTGGCAAGGTTCTTGAGTGACATGAACGTGGTCGGGGGTAGAAACTTTACCCTTCGTGTCATTTGAGACATCATAAATGGAGAAAATCTCATGACGGTGCCAGAATGACACGAATCAGAGATGAGAACCAGCTTCACCCCCTTCTTCTTTTGCTTGAACAGCCTGAAAAGCTCATCATCGATGATCGGCCCATTGGTCATGATGTCATGAGGGCACCAGCATTCATCAACCCCATCTGCCTCATCACCGTCCAAATCGGGTATGAAAGTACCGTGACCAGAGTATTGTATGACGATGCTGCCGTTCTCAGGGGTCTTTTCGATAACCTCTTTGATATTTCGCAGAATGTTTTCTCTCGTAGCCAGTTTGTCTGTCAAGTTGTTGTGGATTACAAACCCATGGTTTTTGAAAACAGAAGACCAATCAAAGCAGTCGTTCACACAGCCATAAAGATCAGAATCTGTGCCGGGGTAATCGTTAATGCCAATGCACAAAGCGGTTTTCATTTAGAAGCCTCCTTCAATATGTCTCTGATGATGTCAGGGGTGCACCAGTTCAAGAATTGATCGAACCCCATGATAACGGTTTTTTGAGGGAACAGCACTATTCTTGGAAATACCATTGTCTTTCTCTGTGCAATGACACTGTACAATCTGAAGGGCATCATGACGCAGCGATTCTTGCGATTGCGCTTGAAGACAAGAAGGGGGAAGTGCCGGTTGGTCTGGTGACACTCAATATAGGCTTTTTTGAGCCACGTTTCTAAGATGTCGGCCTTTTTGCTATCCACAGCCGATAGGGGGTCGATTTGATTGGTGTACCCTACTTTGTTCTCGATTACCAAAAGATCAAAAAGGGGCTTGGCAACAGGGTCGATGAAAGCAAAATCTCCTGCGCTGTTGGCTGTCTTCTGGCCGGTCTTTTGTCGGGTGGTGAACCGGGCACCACTGCCGGATGTACGCCAGATGGTGTCATCTCTCTGGTGGTCGGTCCACCAGAGAGATAAATCCCTTGCAACATCTCTTTCGCCTTGAGCACCTTTAGCCATTTACATACCCATTGCAAGATCAAGCTCACGCTCACCACGGGCGTTGGCTCGGTTCATGATTGATTCTTCTTCTGACTCAAGGGCAATTTTCATCGCAATAACTTTGTCGGTTTCGGGCAACTTGTGCTGGTCTACTGGATGCACACAATAGCTGGTGCCCTTGACCTTTTTTCTGTAGCTCTTGAGATCAACCACTTTGCCCTTTTCAATCTTGACCACATCAGCCTGAAAACCCTTAGAAAGTATGTAGTCGTGCTTTCGTCCCTTGACCAAAAGCTTGCCGGTCTTCAGGTAGACTTCCATCTCTTCTTCGGTAATCAGGTCTTCAAGCAGTTTCTGTGCAGTGAGTTCGGCCTGTTTTCGGGCTTCTTCAACGGCTCTGGCCTTATCAGCCCGTTCTTGTTCTTCGATTTGGGCTTGGGCTTCTCTGGCCCTGCGTTGTTCGCGGGTTTCTTTTATGGCCTCGATTTGATCTGTCCACGTTGAGTATGCGTAGTCGTGTTTTTCTGCCGATGACCAGTACTTCCAGACAACTGTGTCTCCACTTGCGGTTGAACTTGTGGTTGTGCCTGTGCTTACCCAATCAGTCCAGACAGTACCGGCAGAGATTGTATAATAGGTTGTGGTGGATGTTGCCCAGTCTGCCCACACTGAATTCGTTGAACAGTCATAAGTGGTTGCCATGGCATTCACCCCCCTACGATTTTGGGCACCATGATAATCATGCCAGCATCGGGGTCGAAGTCATCAATGGGTTTGTTCTTTTCTCCCCCTTTCTTGACAGAATAGGCTTGAAAGCCTTTCTTCTTGAGGGCCTTGAACTGATCCTTGGCAACGTCTACCTCGTCTTTGTTGTCAGGGTCCCAAATCATTTTGGTATCGCCGGTTTCATTTAAACATCGAAGCTCACCCATGATTGTATCTCCTTTCTATTTTAGATTAAACAGCCGTTCCCACGATGGGAACTCCTTGTCAGCCAGAAATGTTCTAAACCCCAGCTTGGTGAACACTTCAAGAAACTTTCGCACGGTGAGTTGATCCTCACACAGCCTGAAAGACCCATTCATGCCAGCGAGAGGCAGCTTGACCAACTTCAGGTTGAAGTCGATCAGCTTCTTGTTCTCTTCGATTGCGGCCAGTGTCTTTGCCCCCTCTTTCAATTGACCCTTGAGATATTTGACTGCGGTGATTTCACCGACTCTATCCACCCCTCGCACGTTGTCTGACTTGCACCCCCCAATGGCTTTTACCATGGCCCACTTGCTAGGCAGTATGCCAAACGATCTGAAGAACGTGGTCTTGGTTGTGGTCTTTTTCATCTGAGGGTCGTACATGTCGGCATAGAAAAGAAGCTGGTACAGGTCGTTGTCACGGCTGATGATAGTGAAGTAGTTGGGATGCTTCATCACCAAGGCGGCAATAATATCGTCGGCCTCATAGCCGTCTTTCATGAAGATGTTGTTGAATCCCAAATTGGGCAGAACTTCGCATCGTATGGTGTCGAACTGGGGCAGGGTCAGGTTGTCGAACTCAATCTCCTCTGGGGTCTTTTCTTTGGTCTTTCGTTTGTAGTCGGGGCAGATTTTTCTGCGCTTGCTTTCACGACTGTCCCACACAAAGACGAACTTGCTGGTATTGAACACTTCGGCCAAGGTGTAAAGCTGATTCATGAAGCTGAAAATCACTTCAGTCTTCATTTCATTGTGGCTTAGTTGGGAGCCTTTCATGGCGTGTCTGGCCCGGTGACAAACGGCATTGCTGTCGATGAGAAGAACGGTCATTTAAAACCTCGGCTTTCGATTGAGTTTGAGTTCCTCTTCGATTTCGTTCCACACACGGGTGACGGTGCGGTAAAGGTCTTGAAAAAGGTTGTTGTCTTCGATGTGCTTGACGATGGCGGGTATCTTGCCGGTGACGTTTATTTCAGGGCAGACGATGCCTTGGGCGGTGTCTTTCCAGTGTTTTTCATCGACCAGAAATGTGACACATGATGTTAGATCATCCACACCATAGTCGTAGAATATAGGGAATATAGCTTCTCTGCGCTTGCCGGTCAGATGGTTCTTGAACACCTCGGCCAGTACATAGGTGCCGATTCGCCTTTCTCTCACCTCTATAGACTTCTGTGGCTTCAGCCAGACTCTGTGCAGGGGGAAGTGCTTTATCGGCTGACCCCCCGTGACGATGAACTTTGGCTTGAACATGCCGGGGTCCATATTCTGAATCACCTGAGATATAACAATCATCAGGCTCTTTGACTTGGGCAAATCGGTCTTGGCAAACCGCAGCAGGGTTTTAAGCTGTTTGGTTTTCTTGGCCTGATCGTAACCGGCCATGTTATCGTCTTTGGTGGGGCCAGCCCTGCGCTTTGAAGCTGCCTTGCCCTTGTCTACCTCTTCTTTGACCGAAAGGGCATCGTAGCTGTCAACCACAACGACAATGCTTCTGCGTTCAGACATCCACTTCATGAAGTTGACGTAAAGCTCTTCGATGGTTTCGTATGAAAGAATTTCAAGACGATACAACAGCTTCTTGCCAAACAACCTTGCCACATCGAAATTCAAAGGTTCGACAGCCACATAGATAAGCCGGTAGTGGTCAAAGGCTTTCTTGCTGGCAATGTCGGCAAGGGTGGTCATCGCCAGAATGCTCTTGCCCACATCTGAATCTGAAACCAGATTGACAATGGAACCCATGCTGTAGCCCCCGAAGGGGCTATCAGCACAGGCCAGATTCAGCAGAGTTGACCCGGTGGGCAGAAGGTCCAATTTTTTGCCTCTCTTGATCAACTCGCCCATGGTTATTTCTCGCTTTCAGCAGCACACGCTTCGTAATGTTTGCATTCCAGACATTCTTCAAACTGGTCTGCATCTTTGCCGTAGGTGCCACCGGCAGGGCATTCAATGGCCTTGCCAGCAGCAGCCTTACCCTTGCCCTTGGCAGCAGCCTTTGGCGGGGGTGTAGGCACCATTGCCTCATGAATCTTGGCCCGAATCATGTCATCCGTGTCGTTCTTGAAGACCTTGACTGACTCTTGCAGCTTGTTTTTGACGATGAACCGCTTCAGGTCATCACGGCTCAAGTCGGCCAGACTATCGGCTTCAGGCTCCGGTTCGGGTTCAGGCTCTGGCTCCGGTTCGGGTTCTTCGGCAGGGGTGCCCACAGCTTCACGAATCTTGGCCCGAATGTCATCTTCACTGTCGTTTTTGAACACCTTGACTTCAAGCCCGTTTTCTTTGATGTACATCTTGAGCTTGATTCGATCCAAGTCATCAAGGCCATCCACTTCTGGTTCTTCAGGCTCTTCGGCCAGAGGGTCTTCTTCGGGTTCTTCGTCTTCGGTGGGTACTTCATCGGTTTCGGGTTCTTCTTCGGCGGGGGCTTCTTCTTCCCCAGCGAATTTGATTTCGATCTCTTTTGTCGTGGGTTTCATATTGATGAGTTCATCTAAATGAATGCCGTGGTTCACGATCTTTTCAGGCAAGTCTTCGTCACGGTCAAGAAAGCTGTGGCCGGTGAATTCTTTTCTCTCGCCAGACTCGCCCGTGGTGTCATCCTTATACTTGCCGGTCTTGATGGTGAACCTGATCTGCTTGCCATCTTTGTCGGGTGACTGAAACAGAATGAAGCCACCACCACGGGGTTTCTTGGCAATCTCGGTGATCTTGTCTTCAAAGTACCAGTGGGCGACATCCCACAGGTGAAGACCTTTCTTCTCAAGTTTGCCATCCTCATCATGGGGCCAGACAAGGTAGATGGTTCGACGCTTGGGCCGAATGCGTTGCCAGTCTTTGCGCTCCAGTCGTGTGGCCCTCATGTAATCGCAGATGGGGCACTTCTTCTGAAAGTTGAGCCGTGGGCATACCACAGCCTCGTTGCTGGCACCGACATTGAAGTGCGCCCAAAGGTCAACTACGTAAGCGTAGGCTCCTTCAGGGTTGCGGGGGTCTTGGCGACCCGCGACGAATGGAACAATGTCTACGATGTGTTCGCCTGTGCCGGGGTTGAAGAAAGGCAGACTGCCGACCTTTTCTTTGACGAAATAGTTGGCACGGGCGGCGGTGCCCTCTTTCTGGCGATTGGCGGCTTCTTCAGACCGCTTGAGAAGATCCTGCTTCATCTTCTCGGCTTGAGCTTTCCACCCAGAGGGTGTTGCCTTACCTTTTAAAGCCATACGTATTACCTCCAGTCATTCATGAGAAATAGGGTTGCATCGGCAAAAGCGGCAACCTTGGTGAGTTCTTCAGTTGATTTCAAATCGTACTGCAAATCGCTGGGCAGAGAATCCAAGCAACGGTTGCAGAACGGGCACCCGTTTTCTTTGATTTCTTTGCAGTTGTGGCACTTGTTCGACTTTGAAGCAGTTTCAAATTTCTTAATGGGCAACATCGTCACCATTCTCCCCGAAGTTGATTAGAAAACAGGCTGCGGTGAAACCGGCCCAGCCGCTGTACATGAAGCTGTCAGAAAAGTAGGTGATCAGCCGTGCCGTTCGCATCGACCATCCCCCAGACAACAAAACTGAAGTGAAGTAGCCCAGCACGGCATACCGCACCCCTTCAGCATCGTTGCCGTCTTTGATTTCTTTTATGATCTTTTGCAGCTTGGGCCACTTGGCTTTGTCACCTACTTTTGAGTCGTTGAGAAGCCGACAGAGTTCCAACACGGTTGACTCGGTGATAACTGCCTTTTCGATTACCTTGATAGCCTTGTCTTCGTTCTGAATTTCAAGCACTTGATCCAACAACTTGAGTGCAACTCCAGGTCTACCTTCAGATGCGGTTGCGATTTTCTTGACTACCCCCAGTCGGGTAGTGGGGTCGATGCCCTCCTTTCTAAGTATGGTTTTTAGAAGTTGTACGGTTTGAATGGGAGTTAGTGGGGCAACTTCGTACTCATGGCACCTACGCTTTATAGCATTCTTAATGGTGGGTTTGATGGTTTCGATTTCAGCCGTGCAGAGAACGAAGTAGCAGTGCTTGGGGGGTTCCTCAAGAAGCTTCAGCATGGCGTTCATCGAGTCCACAGTTTGCCTGTGCATTTCATCCATTACATAAAGCTTCAGGGGGTTCTCACCCATGCCCATATACTGAGCATTGTCGGTTATCTCCCTGATCGTATCGATACCTCTGGTGTTGGCGGCATTGTACTCGTAGAAATTAGAGTTTTGAATCTTGAGAATGTTCTTGATGATTCGGGCCAGTGTGGTCTTGCCACAGCCGGGAGGCCCTGTAAACAAATAGCTGTGGGGTGGGTTCTCTCGCTTGAAGATTTCACCAAGGCTGTCTTTGATGTGGTCGTTGCCGAAAAAATCTTCAAGGGCCTTGGGCCGGTAATCGACTTGCAGAGCCATGTCTTTAGCCTCTCAGCTAATTGCCAATCGGAATGATGGAATCTGTTTGCCTATCGGGTTGTTGATGGGCTTATCATAAGACAAAAAACCTTCGTTTGCAAGCGAAAAAACGGCTTTCTCGATCTCTTTGCCGGAAACCACCTCATCGAAAGCAAACATCATCAAGTCCCCAATCGTGAAATTAATCGGGCCGATTGACCCTGCCCAGTCTTTGACCATTTCTTTGACCAGTTCCGTTTTCATGCTGTCACCTCATAGGGTTTGATGTCATGCCAAGATGCACCGACAGGGGCAAGCTCGGCTTCGATTCTGATTGGTATATTGATCCAATCAAAATGCTTTCTGGTTTCTACCTCTGCGATGTGTTTAACGGTTTTGATGATGTGGTTTACCTCCTTTGGTGCGAAGTCAAAGAACATTGAATCGTGCACCTCTGCCGGTATCACGGTTCGCCATTTCTCTTCTCGTCGCTTTTTGTTGACCTGAATATAAGTCCACAGCAGTACATGAAATGCCGTGCCCTGCACAGGGTAGTTGGATAGTTCATTGTACCCCATGTAATCGTTGAACTTGAACCCCAGAAATGTTTCAATGAAGCCCTGCTTGCGAAAGATAATCTCTTGGTCATCTTTCCACTTCTTGTAGACCCTGAATCGGTGCCACAGCTTGTTCTCACAGTCTTTCAGGTGTTCGGTGAATTCATCAAGAGTCTTGATGCCCTTGACTCGCATGTGTTCTCTGAGGGGTTCGCCAGAGGTGGTGAGTAGGTCAATAGAGGTTTCCCACAAGCCACGGGCACAGTTTGCAAAGATTGACCCATAAAATTCAGGGAAGACGTACTGGTTCTTCAAAAAGAACCGTATCATCTTCGTGATCTCGGCGGCTGGCAGCATCCAAACATCAACCCCAGCGTCACGGTGCATGTCGCCACCTTCAGTCAGATAGCTTATCATCTTGGGGTCTTTGTGGTAGCAACAGCCCACGGCAACCTCAATGCCGCTGAAGTCACACTCGCCCAACTGTCTGCCGGGTCTGGGTATGATACCTCTTCTGATGAGTTCCCTAATATGCTCAGACCGCTTGGGCACGTTCTGAATGTTGGGATACTTTGCACTACTGCGGTACGATGTGGGTATCTGCAAGCTGATGTTGGGGTAGATGTACCCGTTGATCGACCAGTCGATGTAGCCCATGATGTAGGTTCGCAGAAGCTGAACCCCGGCCCGTAGCTCCATGATATTGGCGATGATCGGGTACTTCGACCTCAACCGTGTTAGAACTTCTGAATCGGTTGCGGTAAGCTCTGTTGCGGTGGTTTTCTCAATCGGTACGCGAATGACATTTTCAAGCAGATACCGAAGATCCTCAGCCCCCACGTTTTTCTTGATATTGATGGGTCGGCCTTTAGATTTTCTGAATTTTTGCGCCACAGGGTCAGCCAGAATCCATTTCTTAATCTCTTCATTCTCGGTTTCAATGTGTCTCCTTTTGTTTTGGTAGTACAATTGGTTGGTTTTGATACCGGCTCGTTCCATATCAGCGAGAGCCAAGGCACCATCGAGAAAAAACAAATTGGCTTGATGCAGTCTGCCCCCCTCTTTTCGGTCTTCGATGAACTCTCTGATCTGGGTCTTTCTCAAGTGCCAGCCACAGAATGTATCCATCGCATTGTAGGTCAGCAGCTTGCCGACAGGGGCATTGTCTATGTCATTGAACTTGTTCTTGCCGTCAGCCTCAAGGTAAGGGGTGATCTCTTTGTCATAGGGCTTTATGCCCAGCTTGACATACGACTGAAACTTCAAGCCGTAGACACCCCTGCGGTGATCTAAGATGTGTGCGGCCAGTTGAGAGTCCCACGACCAGCCTTTCGGTTCGGTGAAATGGTAATACGACCAGTTGTTTTCAAACTGGCAGCTATGGGCACCTTTCTTGATGTTGGGGTTTGATAATATCTTTGACCATCGCTCTTTTATGATTTCTTTTTCAGGGTTGGTAAAGATGTTTGGCAGATCGTAAGGGAATGCCACCGACACCAGTTCATCGGTGTGTTCGTAAGAGAAAGAAATGCTGGCAACCTTGGAGCCTTTCAGTTGTGGCTTCAGACAGTTGGTTTCGTAGTCAAAGTAGAGAAAGCTTGGTTCTACTTCTAATACATGGTTCAGCATCTGCTTGACCCTGTGAAAGTTGACCGTGGTTTCGACCACAGGCTTCAAGGGTTCAAACGGGGGCAGATCGAATTTGCTGACGGCATAGTTCAGGTCATGAATGTAAACGCTCTGAAGGTTTAAGTCCCTCTCATTTCGGGTGAGGTAACTGGGGTGCCACATGGGTATTATGTATGCACCCGATTCAGGGTCGGGTATGCACCGTCTTCTCCACTTACCAATCGTGATGAGTTCAGAATCAAACCAGCCTGAATAGAATGATTCGATTGCAGTGTTCCCCATCAGCCAGATAAAACGCGGCTTGAGTTTTTTAATGGTTGCTTCTACTCGTGCTCGACAGAATTGAATTTCTTGTGCGGTGGGCTTGCGGTTGTTGCCTTGGTTGTCTACGGGTCTACATGAAACTGAATTTATCTTCCAAAAATCACGGTCAAGGCTCAGATCAAAACCAGCCAGCTTTCGCCTGAACCACTTGCCTGCGTCACCGACAAGCTGTTTGCCTATTAAATCCTCCGACTCGCCCGGTGCTTCGGCTATGATGAGACAATTTAATCTGCCCTCGCCAGTGTAGTCCTGCTTTGGGTGGTGCTTGTTCTTGTACAGGCCACACTTCAGGCAGTTCACATCGGGGTTGCAGTTGGTCGATACAAAGCTATAGTCGGATTTAAACAGCAAAGCCTATTCCCCCCAAAAATTTTAGCCTACACATGTCTGTTGCAAGAAGTGTGCCAGACTACTCTACTTTACCAAGCCATTCGATTTTGGCAACAACCCCATTGCCCCCGATTTTCAACAGGTACATTTGCTTGATACCATGGGCTTTGATGATGTAGACCCATTCCTCGACTATGCGTATTTTGCCAGCACCGTAGTTGTAGCCCACTACCTGACTGTGCAACGGTGCCCCACATTCCTTCAAGATTTGATATTTGTGCATGCCTTCGGTGGCCAATCTGTTGTTGTTTGCTCCACAGTTGAATGCGTAAGAAGTGTAACTAAACAGAAGAACCGAAAGAATGATAATCCATCTAAACATAGTTCACCTCTCTTGCCCAAACAAAACAATGGCGTGAGTGAAGTTCTTGGTTTTGAAAAAGGCCAGAGGTACTTCCTTCTTGCCGACTGATTCAGCCACTTCGATTGTCTTCAGGCCACGTTTCAGAATTTCGCCCATAAGGGTCGGGTTGATGCCGAAGTCGAACTCTTTGGTTGTTTCTACCTTCACCCGTTTGGTGATGGCCCCTTTCGTGCCCTGTACGCCGATAGTCATATAGCCGTCTTTGACCGTGACTTGGGCGTGTTTCTGTTCCTGACCCTCGGTGAAAAGGTTCAAGAAGCTCAACGCTTTCATGATCTCTTCAGGCATGACGATTTTAGCGACTGGTGTGGATTTGTTCACGATGGCAAGAATTTCATCAGCAGGGTACTCGCCTGAATACTTTCTCACACTGAACACCAGACTGTCTTTGTCTATGAAATGAATCCACGATTTTGAAACGCTGTAAAACTTCAGGTCGTACTTGATCATGTCATAGGCGGCTTGGGCTTTGAACATGATAGGCTGCATGGGCCTATCCATTTTATACAGGCTGAACCGAACCCGGTCAGTTGACATGACGTAATTATCCACCACATTGATGCAAGTGAACGAGCCACCTATGTCTTTTGTGAATGCAGAGAAAGCACATAGCTCCACCGCTTTCAGAAAATCATCAGGCAGGGAGTCGGTGTGCCTCTGATTCTCAACCTCTTTTTCGATGGATGATAGAATGTCGTTGATCTCGGTGCCCTCACCGACAACCAGCTTGGCGGCAACCCCAGCCGTGTTGATCTTGAGCCTGTTTTCGTGCAGTTCGACTTTGACCTTTTCAGTTTCAAGGTTTTTCAGCAGATTGAAAATTGTCTGTGCATGTACGGAGCATTTGAAGTCTGTGGTGAATAATAGCTTACTGAAGATTTGGTCGTTGTAGGTCATCAGAGACTTGCCGGTGAAGTGAATCTGCGACATAGCCTCGACAAGCTCTTTCCTGTCTACCCCCGGCAGCACTTTCTGAATTGCCTCGATGAGCTTTTGTCTCTCGATTATCACGGTTGATGCCCTCCAGTTCTTTAGATTGAATTTCTCTGTACCTGAGATTGTAATGCCACTTCGCCACGATCAACGCAGCCAGAATCATAGCCACGATGATCAACAGATAGGGTGGAGTAATAACCGAGTAAATGCCGCTTGCCCCAAAATCAAGTACGATTTTCATAGCAGTTGCCCTTTCGGTTTGAGTTCTTCTGCCATTACATCTCCAAGGGTTCGGTATCGTCGTTTTTTGTTCGTTTTTCTTTGGTAAGCATTATAGCAATTTCTGTGCATAAACCTGTCTTTTTCACAACTGAAACTGATTAGATTTTCAACTTTGTCATGAGTTTTACAAAATGAACATCGCCTTAAATCAATACCTCCAGCTTTAAACGCTCTTGCTCTCTGATGTAATAGTTTGTGGTAAGCATCATCTTCACAGATAACCAAGTTTTCTTTTCTGTTATCAGATGGGTTTTCATTCACATGGTGTACTTGTGCCTTTTTTGGTAAAAATTTACCCAACACTGATTCAGCTACTAAGATATGATCATAAACATACCCTTTCACCCCTGATCTTGGGTGGTTGGTACTGCGGGTCATTTCATACCCTGAAACTGTTGTATAATGCCCACCTCTCCATCTACTGTTGTTTTTGCCTTTGCCGTTGTGCCCATGAATATATCTTTCACTTGATGTTAGTTTTTTGCCACACCCACAAAGACAAAACCCTTTTCGTATGGCCAATTGTTTTTTCAAAATAACACCCCTTTTTTTCTTTTCATCTCCTCATTCATCACATTGCCTATTGTTTTGTACCGTCTTGGGTCTGAAGAAAAAGAAAAAGAATTTATAACAACCTTATTAAAATGGGAGCTTTCGTGTGGCAAAACACCCCAGCTTCGTACTCTCCAATTGTTGCCCCAAATTTTGTAGTTACGAAGTCTTTCTGTACCACAACACTCTGGACCAGCCCCGATCTTGCCCATGTGGTTGTCAGCCACAAAGCCTTTGATATTATATTTATCAGCCAGTTCAAGGGCAAGGTCTATGTACTCTCTTTTGCGCTCATGTGTCATTTCCATATCAGAAGATGTTTTCACTCCACGCAGCCGATAATACTTTCTGATGCCAATGCCCATAAATTCATCGTCACCTGAATACTTGCCTATTTTCTCAAATTTTTCCTGCTCTTGTTTATTCATGACTATGCGTACTTTAAGACCTTCAATCGCAAACGCCCAACATCCACTTTCTTTTAGAGACTTAATAAGGTCTGGCAAATCTGATAAAATTTTTGGGTAAATGGCGGGTTGTATTTTGCACATTACGTTTCTACCCTGACTCACCAGACGTTCAATTGCCTTTAACCTGACTTTTGGTGGGGGTGCCATAGGTTCCGCAGTTCGCACAAACTTCTCATCGACACTAATCAAAGTAACAGAAACTGCCCAATTTGGGTTTTCAAAGTCTTGTGAATAGCGGGATAGTACCATTGGGTTTTTGGTTAAAATCTGAACTGGGTAATCATATTTGTGCATAGTTTGCAGCATACGATAGGTGATTCTATTTCTGTATTCAATTGGTGGGAAAGGGTCTGCTACCCCACCAAATTTTATTGGCATTCTCTCAAGTACAGCAATCTCTGCCCCACGAGTGTAGTTGTACTCTTTGAGATGAACGACCCGATCAAACCATTTTTCAAATTTAACAGGGTCGTTCATCTCCAAATACGTCGATACTCTGTGCTCTGGGTCAGGGTTGTTTCTACGGCTGTATTCTATGAAGTAGGACGAAAAACAATAATTACACGCAAAATTACAGCCGTTGTAACTATCCACCCTGAAAGGTATCGGGCACACACTGTATTGGGAAGTTACGACAGGCGGCATGAACCTCTGTCGTTCACCCGACTGTAGGCTCATCCTTTACCTCTGCCTCGTTCCGAACCCGTTCGTTCATGTGAACCCGCAAACCGTAGCTGAGTGCACCAACCTCAAGCATAGGGCCGGTGTAGTTGATGATGCCGATACTGTTCAGGTGCTGCTCACACGAGAATACAGCAACCCCGGCCAATTCATCTGTCACCTTGGTCTGTGGTGGAAAGGTCAAGATAATCTCTGCGGCTATTCTGATGGTTTTCTTCATTTGGCCCCCTTTCTTTTTTTGGTTCTTTCACCAATCTTCCACACCCTGAAGCCCCCCTTAACCTTTTGTATGGTGGCAACGATCTTTCTGTTTCGGGCAGAAGTGTGAACGGTGGCCCGAATGCGGTTGTCACCATCAGGGGTGCGGGGGTCTTCGACTGGGATGAAGAAAGAATCACCAATCTTCATCTCACTAAACGGGTATCTTCGTTTGGGGGGCGGCAGGGCCACCCCCTTTTCGATTTTGAATTCTGTTTTCACTTGCCACCTCCATACACCTTTCGGCCCTTCACGGTCATGCTGATGATGCCAGACTTGTCGCGCTCCATGTAGCCCATGGCGATCAGCTTCTTGAGGGTCTTGGGGTGCTTGCCAATGCCAGAGTCAATGAGCATTCGCATCGTCTGGGGTTTCTTGTAAATGGCTTGAACAAACGAGTGAGTCAGGGAACCCACCACAACACCAAAGGGGTCTTTGTCGCCACGGGGCTTGGCGGCTTTCTTCTCACCCTTGGGTGCCGCCTTGGGCTTTTCGACCTTTTTGGCAGGGGCTTTCTCAGCCGCTTTAACAGGCTTCTTGGCTTCGGTCTTGGGTGTGACCTTCTTTTCGGCCTTGGGTGCCGCCTTGGGCTTCAGATTTTGTTTTTTGGCCGGTTTTGCGGCGGGTTTCGGTGCCGGTTCGGGTTCAGGCTGCTCGGCAGGGGCACAGACGGCTTCGATAATGTTTTTGACCTTGGCCTTCCAGACCTGAAGAGACTCAGAGTTCTTCAGCTTGACATTGATGCTGTTCACCTTCACAAACTCTTTCAGTTCCGGCTTCTTGGTGATTGCGTTCAATTTGTCGATCATTTTGACTTCCCCTTTCTTTTCAGATTTATCTCCCTCTGCGGGTGAGATTTTTTTTTCAGTCGGTTTTTTGACCGTTGGTTTTTCTGCCGGTTTCTTTGTTGGGGGTCGGCCTTTGCCTCGCTTCTGTGCAGGGGGTTCTTCCTCGTCAAGCTCTTCAAGTTCTTCAAGCTCGTCAAGAGGCTCCTCTTCTTCTTCGGGCAGGGGTTCTTCTTCCTCACCGGGCAGTTCAGCTTCGGGTTCAAGCTCTGGTAGCTCCTCTACCTCTTCGTCTTCAGGCAGGGTGTCTTCAGGTAGAGGTTCGGTGTCTTCGATGGGGTCTTCAAGTTCGGTTTCGGCGGTGACATCGACATCCTTATACCCCTGAGACTCGTCGGCAAACAGGTCGTTGAAGAAGTCGATCACTTCTTCGGGTAGGGGTTCGTTGCGGTTGCCCAACGCCTCGACCCCTGTGGCGAATGCTTCGGCAAGGTCGGTGATGGACCCCTTCGTCTTGATCTTGGTCTTGAACTTGTCGTTCAAGACTTTGATCAGCTTCAGTAGCTGCTTCTGATCAATTTGTTCTTCTGACTTCATTTACGTTTACCTCCTTTCTTTTTCATTTTGGTCTTGACCCGTTCTAATTTTTTGTGCATAGCTTTGTTGAACTCATCTTGCAGAGACAAGATTTGGTTGTGTAGAGCACCCTTTTCTTTCGCACACTCGATGCAAGGTTCTACGAATGATGCTCCATTAGCTGGCTGAAAAACAGAAAGTTCAACATCTGGGTGGTTTTTGCATCGGTAGCTCATTTGTATGCTGAGAGTGATTGTAGTGGGCATGGTCTATTCTCCTTCACTTTGAGATTGAGTTCGTACTGAGTCTAAATGTACTTGGGCAGTTCTCAGGTTCTGTAAAACGGTGCAGCATTCGGTTTCAAAGAATTCGGCGTGGCGGTGTTCCATGATGGCGACCCGCATGAGGCCACAGCGTTTTTCCTCCTCTGTTTGGTTTATGGTGAGCATGGCATCGATATGACCAAGCTTGCCTGACCATCGGGCGGTGTGTTTGGTTCTTAGAATGTAGGCTTCAAGCCCTTCTTTCGTGACTTGGGTAGGGGTGATGACCAGAGCCTTTTTCTCACCGGCAAGCTGAGAGAGTGCAATCCAACTTCTGTCTTCTTTCTCGTGACCGTCTGTAGGGCTACCGGGTTCTGGCTTCAGAATGTCGGCGTAATCGACAATGATGATGTCTGGGGACCAGCCCTCGGTGACTTCCAACACACTGAGGTCGTTCTTGATGTCTTCGATACTTGCGGTAAAGCGGGGGTAGGCTTTGAACTTGAAACGGTTCTTGAAAAAGGTGTGAAATTTATCCCTCACTTTGGCCGCAACCAATTGATCGAATACAGGCACCTCGATTTTCTCAAACCATGTGGCCGGTTGGTAGTGACCAATGAAGGCCACATGGTCTTTGCAGAAGGTGCATATCCTATACTGACGATTTTTGCGAAAGTCAACAGGTTCCCCCAACTGCCAGTCAAGAGCGATGTTGTTTGTTCGTCTGGCAAACTGGCATTCATCAGACTGGTTCTTCTTGCAATCGAACACAGGGTTGATGATCACGGGCCGGTCAGATGCCACCGACAGCCGCTTGAATATACGCTCGTAGACGTTGTGTGAGGTCATCTCCAAGCTGAAGAATGCCACGTTCAGGTTGCTCAACATGCCTATGATACCAAACTCAAGGGCAAGCCACGATTTGCCGCCCTTATACGGCCCCATGATGCCAATCAGCCAGCCACGTTCAAACTCCCCCAAGAAGCGGCCAAGATCACCGGGCATTTTGAAGAACTCGTTGTCTCTACCGGCGAAGTGGCTTAGAAGAAGCTCCTCATCGAACAGGTCATTGATGTCTGAAAATCGTCGCTCGACCCTGACGTATTCGTTCAGAGTTTTTTCTGCCTCATCCACTTTGCCTTCGTTGAGATAAAACTGAATGTTGTTGGTGGTGATTTCCAACTCACGTTTCTTAAAGAATTTGATCGCTTCGCTGATAAGGTAGGGCGTGTTCTCTTTCGTTTCTTTGGTAAGGGTTCGTTGCCAGAGGGCCTCCACCGCTTCACGGATATTCTCAAGCTCGTCGGGCTTGTTGAATTTCTGTGGGGTGAGTTGATCTCGTATATTCTCGCGGATACAAGTGTTAAACTGTTCGTAGTGCTTGATGGCGATTCGGGCGATGTGCTGAAAGTATGGGTTTCTGAAGTACCCCAAGTCGATTGCATGTTTGACCTCGCGGATAAACTGCTCATCGGTTAAGAGGGCAATGAGTATCCTACTCTCTAAGGCACTATCTATCTGCTGAACGGTGAAGTTCGCCATACTTACACAGCTTTGGTGGAGTGTTTGAAGAACCCTTGGTTTTTCAGCCAGCGTTCAAGATTGCCAATCGATATGTCGTTTGCAAGCCACAGGGGGTTGAAGTCGGGGCGGTCAACAAGGTTTGATTGCATCAGGCCATAGGCGGCACGGGTCGGGGTCTTTGAACTGACCCCCATGAGGGGTTGCAGTCTGTCTTCCACTTCTCTGAGGTATTTGATCAGACGGTTCGATATTCGCACAAAGATAGAGAGCAGGGTAACGGGCACATCGGTTGTGTCATCGGTCTTGCCCCACTTGGTAAGGCAGTACTGACGGTAGAGTTCCATCGTGAGCTTGGGGTCGATGTGGGCTTCGATGGTCTTGGGGGGTTCGGTGTAAATGAGAAGATGGCTTTTCTTGGTGTAGGGTTCCCAAATAAATTCGTTGATACTTAGTTTTTTCAGTAGCTGTTTTTTGACTGGCCTGAAGCGTGGGTCGGTTGCAGCACACTTGAAATTGGCAATGCTGCAAACTATCTGGGTCTTGTTCAATCGGGGTACATGGGGGTGCTTGCCGGTCAGTATCGCTCGTAATTGTTTCTTGGCCTCACCGTAGACCTTGGGGGTGCGATAGTCCCTCGGTGTTCGCAAACCGCTGTGGACCCAGAATTTGATAGTTTCATCGATGTCACAAGCAATTTGTTCCTGCGGCGATAATTCGATCACATCTGATTCGTTGTTGCGGGTCATGTAGAACTTTTCGTGGGCAAACAGGTTGATTACTTTCGGGGCCGGGGCAGGGGGGGGTGTTCGCAGCAACATTGGTTCCACCTTTCGCAGTTTTTTGGTTTGCCGTACATATATTAATGAAAACAGCGTAACTAGTATTACTAGAATATATGTAAATACTAGAGAATAAGCTGTATCTACTTCTACGAAGTAGAAGTAGTAGTATTTCAATAGTCGCTAATAGTTTTTGTTTTTGACAGAAAAAGCTAATAGTGATTATGAGTTTAGAGGCTTGTTCGTAGAAGGACTTGATGGCAGCTATTATGAAAGAGAACAGTACCCAACCTTGCTCGTAAACACAGTCCACCGTTGTTTTCAATTGTTTGACAAAAGAAAACCCCGGTGAGTGTGAGTCACCGGGGTTTAGAAGCTGGGGGTTGTGAGTAGGACGGCCAGATGCCCTTTTCAACCCCCATTGCTTTACCACAAAATTTGATAGACTTTGTACCACTTTCTGACCTCGATTTCACCCTTTTGTTTTATCTCTCAGCCCCGTTGTCTTTCGACCCCGTTCACACGGCTGACAGACTTCGCTTCTTGAACAAGAACATAATATTATTTGCAGTTGTTGTCAATAATAATTTTTTCGCCCATTTCTTCAAGGTTTTTTTTCAATTGGTTGATGTGTTTTTCCGAATTTTCGACAAGATCAATCAGGCCAAGTTGTAGAATTGTACCAATCAACCGACTCAAGACTTCTCCATTGTCGTGGTCTAGTAGTACTCCACCGAAAAACCCATTGCTGGCGTTGTTTAATATTTTCACTTGTTTTTCGACAGTTTTAAGTAGGTGGAGAAACATGGGCTTGGTGAATCGAATGGTGCATTGATAGTCATCTATCATTTCTGGGTCTATGTCTGATGTTAATAGCTCCACAGTGGTGTGATTTTTGGCCAGTTCAGCCAATGTAAACAGTACGGGGGCGGCGTGGTGTAGTTGAATCATAGAATTTATTTTCTCGTCTGTTGCCATGTTTACCTCCCAATAATTTCTTGTCTGATGTGCCGTGCTTCAGCCATTGACAGAGAGCCGGGGTCGCCTTTATCGAGCTTGACCACGTTGACTTCAAGATTGAACCCAGAGATGGAATCAGCCAGTCTCTGTGCCTGTTGCTGCGCCATAGGTTCCGCATCGTACATGATGAAGACCCGCTTGAACCGTTCTCTGATGAGCTTTATTTGCCTTTGGGTGAACACGACCCCAAATGTGGCCACGGCACCGTCACCGATTCGCCATGCGTCTATCGGCCCCTCAACTACGATAGCTGTGTCCCCCGCACTATCAATGTTGTAGAGGGTTTCTTTGGCAAAAAGAGAACTGGTTCGTTTGGGACAATGAAGATACTTGGGTTCCAACTTCTCGTTGATGGTACGGGTGGTGAAGGTCACTAATCTGCCGTTGAAAAAAACGGGTATGTAAAGCCGAAACCTGTAGATGGATGTCGGCTTGAAATACCCCAGCCCATATTTGTTGGTTATTCTTTTGTAGGCAAACTTTCTCTCGTTTCGCAGATACCGCTTTGCCTGATCACTCAAGGGGTCTACTGATGGGGGGCAAAATGTGGCTTCTCGCTCAATGTCGGGTCGTTTATGGGTCTTGAACTCTTT